CGCTTCTCTCCGGGTGTACGCACCCGCCCCCGGTAGCTGGATCTCGGTGCTTCACCGAATAACTTGGCGTTTCGCCAGTTAATGCCCAACCGCGTCGAGCCACAAAGCCTTGCGGCTCCCGCGCTGCGCGCTCCCCGCGGTTTCCTGCGGAATATAGCAGCTTCCGATGTAGAGAACCGACCCCCGGCGGATTACCGGGGGGATATTCCCTGGTAGCTCAGTTGGTAGAGCAAGCGGCTGTTAACCGCTGTGTCGCAGGTTCGATCCCTGCCCAGGGAGCCATTTTGTATTGTCCCCGTAGCTCAGTGGATAGAGCAACCGCTTCCTAAGCGGTGGGTCGCAAGTTCGATCCTTGCCGGGGATACCCCAGGCTCTTAATTACTCTAACTCCGAGCACCTAACAATGCTGACAGCCAAACAGATCGCAAACATCGGGGCGCAGACCCAAAAAGAGTTGGAAGCAGAAATCCAGCGATGCCTGGAGTACCTGCCCAAAAGCAAGACGAAGGCATACTGGGAAAAGAGCATGGACGACCGTCTGCTCAAAGCCTTAGACGAGGCGGGCGGGCGGCCTGGAGACCTGTTAGAGAATTTCTTAGTCGTGTCGGGCCGCGAAGTCGGTTTTGGTATGCTCTTTGAGGATCTGAGGGAGCTTGGGCTGGTGCATTTAGGCCGACCCGGCGTTGACCCGCCCTCCGTTTCTGATCGGTCTTATTGGATCGCTCACCGTGTGTTCCTCAAATGGCTGGAGGGATACAAACAAGAGTCGGGCCTAAACATCACCGTGACCACAAGGCGGACAGATAACTTTCACCCGCTCCTTGAAACGAGCGTTGTGACGATTAAGCTGTACCCAATCTGAGGTAGATATGAGCCTTCGCATGACAGTCAAAGAGGGGGAAACCCCGAAACAGGCGATGCTCCGCTACGCTGCCGAGTACGGCGGCTTAGAAGATGAAGTCGAATGGGAATACCAAGAGAGCCTAAAGCAAGGGCTGAGCGAGCAAGCCGCAGCCTGGGCCGCCTTGTATGAGTGGGATCTGCTGGACTACGTTGACGAAGCGCCGGAAGCCGCGGAAGTCCCCGCTGTTTCCGTTGAACCCCAGGCTGGATAGGGAGGCACCCATGCCGCACGACCCAAACGACCCGAGGCACCGCACCGGGTTCGACAGCTACCCCGAGGATTATGACTCGGCGGGCAATCTGACCAAGGAAGGCCGCGAGGCGCGCCGGTACTCTGGTGGCGGCAGCGGCGGGCTCCCGAGGAGCATCCACGACACCTACACGGGGCACATCGGGGGCGACCTTGGCGGGCGTGGTCCGGCCAGTCACTACCACCCGGACGGCACCAAGAAGTCCGGCCTGGACTAAGCCCCGGCCGTACCGGGCCCCGGCCCAAGATATTGTGATCTTCCCGAGGCACAAAACCCGGCTGCGCCTATTCTGGTAAAGCCGAGCTAAGGGAGGTGGTGGAGGGCGGCGGCGCCAAACCGTTGCCCCTGGTCTGGTGCTGCGGACCTAAAACTACAGCACACCCCCTTTGGGCGCGAAACGGCTTCGACAGGGCGGTGGAAAGGGAGATAGCGTCGTAGGCGTGGTCCCGGCCTTATACGGTACGCAGAGCAAACTGCCAACAACAACAACCACTTCGGTAACGCTGTCCCCGTCCTCGTGGCGGTCGCGGCGTGATTGAAGTCCGGGGACCATGTGAGCCCCGGTGCCAGCCCAAGAAGCTAACCCGCTCTTTGTCTGGTGTGCGCGCAGGGTTCTGATGGGGGAAGGGGAACACCACGCAGCCCCTACACCCCGCTAATCAGCCCGGATATTAGCTCGCCGGGGGGCAAAAGAGTGTGCGACACCCCGGAAAGACGGGGGACACCCGGCCCGCTGGGTTAAGTACGGGCAGACGACGTAACTGTTAAACTGAAAGCTGTTCTGGACGCGGGTTCGACTCCCGCCGCGTCCACTCTTTGCGGGAACCCAAACCCGCGTTTAACCCAAGGTTCTGCTTGCGACCCGGCCGAAATTCGCCCGGAATGTCGCAGGACCGCCGGCTCTAAGCCGAAAAAGGAGCCCTGGGCTGTAGTCTACAGGTGCCGTCTGACGACGCGGGCTAATGGGAGCCCGCCGAGGACGGAAGCCCGCCGGTAGGCGAAAGGTCAGCCGAAAGGCTGCATGACCCGCGCCGTGGATATGCTGCACGGCACCTTTTGCCCTCGTCGTCTAACGGTCAGGATACCGGATTTTCATTCCGAGGACGCGGGTTCGACTCCCGCCGAGGGTACTCACTACCATGCCTAAGAAATATCCTAAAAACGCGCTGGCGAACGTATCTCTTTGGGCCCGGTTGGTGCGGGTCAACCCCGACCGGGGTTACGGTGACGGTCTTTTCGAGGTCATGGCTGCGACTGACCGTGAATACACTCTCCGTCCCTACAAACGCCCAGGCCCGGACATTCAGATTTTCAAGGCACACACGACGCGAGCCCCGATTGAGGAAACCCGCGCTTACTTGGAGAAAGGAAGATGACTCCGCTGAACGCCGCTGAGCGTTGATGTTTCCCGGCCCGCGCGGCTCCGTATGCCGGCCGTCCCCTGAGACGCTAAATGAAGGCGGCGCCCCTCGCCGACACGACTACGCTGGCCTTTTGCGGGTTTGTATACCCAAAAAAGAGGCGGACTGGTCCGTTGGAAGGCTTAGCCCACCTTGGCCTTGGAAAAGCTGAACGGGCTCTTTGTACGCTGGAATAGCTCAGTTTGGTAGAGCAGCGGTTTTGTAAACCGCCGGTCGTCGGTTCGAGTCCGACTTTCAGCTCTGTATCTCTGTATCCCGGCTCGCAGGCCCGTTGTCTGCGCCTATGGGGGATGGCCCCCTGCTGGTCGCGTGCGGTAATCGCGGATCGTCGCCTTAGCGAAAGTAATGGCTGGGTACTGCTGCCTGTTCCAGCGGAGGTCGGCCTTATTGACCTGCTTTGGCCCCCCAGAGGGTGACCAAAAGAATAAGGATTAGGTGGGTCACCCAGGGCCCATAAGTGTTTCGACGCACGGGGGTCGGCTTCGCCCACCGAGCGGGAGGGATACCCGCGAACGGGCCCCATTTTGCGAGAATGGCGGAATTGGTAGACGCACCAGACTTAGGATCTGGTGGGGTAACTCGTGGGGGTTCGACTCCCCCTTCTCGCACTAACACCAAAAACAGCAAGGTATTACACAATGCTGCCCCCTAACTTGAAGATCAATAGCTCCAACGTCGCCAAGGTCGCGGAGCTACGGTCATTCTTAGGTGCCGACCTGCCCGCGACGAATACCGACCTGCGGGAACCCCAAGCCGATCTGCTGACCGTCGCGGTCAGCAAGGCCACACAAGCCGGTCCCGGCGTGTTGGTCGATGACGTGGCCCTCGACGTGAAGGACGCTGACCTGGGCGTACATATCAAGTGGCGCCTGTCCCTGCTGGCCCAATTGGTAGGCAGGAAGGCGATTTTCCGCGTCGCCCTGGCATACCAGAGCGAAAGGGGCCCGATCTACGTCTACCGGGGCTCTGTTCTCGGTCTTATTGGGCCGCCTCAGCCGGATGGCGGTTTTGGCTTCGATGCTTCGTTTATCCCGCTGGGTGCAACCGTACCCCTCTCTGTGGATAAGCCCCCGCACTGGAACCCACGAGCAATCGCCTGTCAAAATCTGCTCGACAACCGCCCCGTGGGTATCTTCCCTGCCCTGTCGTGGTCGGGCCCCTGGCAAAGCTGACGCCACCACCAACGCCATAGCCGACCTTGGAGAATACATGCACCCGTTGGAACGAATTGGGGTAAATGTCCACATTAAGCCCTGGATGGATGCGGAGGCAGAGCGAGCCTGCCGGGACTTTTGGGGACAACGGGACTACGTTGGTGTGCGTTTTGAGCCCCCCTTGACGCCCGAGGAATTGCGAGATTTCCCGGTTTCGGGGTTTCCTGGGCGGCCTTATGTGTACTCCCACGCCAGCCCTCCGGCTTGGCGGTGGGACTGCACGGGCCCAAAGCATCGGCTCTCTGACGAAATCCAAGATCCGGCGCAATACGCCGACGTGTACTACCACAACCTAAGCTCCGCCCTGACCCTGGGGTTAAACAGCTTTGCGCTTAGCTCTGAGGGCGGGGCCCTGTTTGACTGGACCGGGGTTCAAGCCGCCGTGCAGGAGATTTTGACGATCTTGGGGCGCAGGGCGGTAGAGTTGTATATCTACGCCTCCGCGGGTTTTGCCGCCGAGAACGTCGATGCTGAGGGCAAGCCTGTTATGGAACCCAAGACGCATAGGGTGCTTTGCAGGGGGTACTCTGCCCCAAATTGCGAAACGGTGACCATCATGGAAACAGCCAACAGCCCAAAATCCAGCGACGACCCCGACAACGTGCTCGTGTTTGAGCTTCACTTCTGGGAACAGTGGAAGGCCGGGGGCGAAGATATGATGGAAGGCTTAGGGACATACCCGAAGCGGGCCTCAGCCTTCTTTCTCGGTTCCTTCACCGACACCGAGCAGGTACGGGGGCCATTGGAGGGTGGAACCCTTTTGCCCTTCCCGCCCGCGGCTGAATAACGAATTACGGGGCGGTAGCTCAGCGGTCAGAGCACCCGGCTCATAACCGGAGTGTCGTGGGTTCAATCCCCACCCGCCCTACTCTCCTTTTGCGGGGCAAGTGAACGGGGTAGACTCCAAGGATTTATTGAATTCTTGCGACGGCTCTGGCCCGTCGAAACGGCTGCGTGTCTCTGTTCACAGTTGACGCAATCTGCGCGCAGCACGGTCAATACGGCATGTTCCGTCACCTTTTAGTCGTCAGGGATTAGACAGAAAGGGTCAATCCCCAAAAGGGACGCCTTCACCCCCCAGCCAAAGAGGCAAACATGAGCAAGGAAAGCCGTCAAAAGAAGGAAGTACGCCGCGCCAAGAAGGCCCTGCGCCACGCGGTCAAGCGGAAGCGCAGCGAGTATATCCAGGCCCGGATCAAGCTGCACCTCGATTGTGTGGCCGTCGGCAAGCCGCCGCCGGGTTCCTCGGAGCGGACGGCGAACCGCCGCTTGTCGCAAGAGCAGCAGCATCGGGCCGCGGCGATCAAGGTCGCGGCGGCACCCGCCGTCGCCGGCCCCAGCCCCGGCGGGGTCAAGATCGACCTGACGCAAGCGCAGTCGGCCCGATAGGCCCGGACAGTAGCTCAGCGGCAGGCGGGGTACAGCCCTCCCCGAGAACAAAAGGGCTTTCCCTTTGGGATGGTAGCTCAGTCGGTAGAGCACCGGCCTTTTAAGCCGAGGGTCGTGGGTTCGAGCCCCACCCATCCCACCACTCCGCACCGCCGTTTCGCACCACTCCGCACCGCCATTTCGCACCACTAAGGGGAGTCCATGAGCCACGTTTTTGACGTGATGCTGGAAGGTATGTACGCTTACCCGGAAGAAACCTTCCGCTATTGGTCGAACACCAACCCGGACGAAATTTACAGGGTTTTGCAGGCCAACGGCTATTGGCAAAAGTTCTACGAAGATGCCCTTCAGGTTATGCCGCGTGAGCGGGATTGGTTCTACGCGCTCAAAGACCGCAATCCTTGGTTCGACACAGACAAGGCCAAAGAATTGATCCGCTCCAAGGATGACTTGTACGTTGAGCGAGACTATATCGAATTCACCTTTCAGGTAGCCAAGGCGTTCATTCCGGGCTTATTGTGGCTGGACCTTCCGGTAGACACCGTGCCTGTTCTGAATTTCCACGCAAGCCAGCGGCTTACTGACGCTGTTTGACCCCGTACCCGGAGGCCCTATGGGCAGTTTTAGCTGGCGCCGCGGACACTGAGGTTGTTCTCTCCCCCTCTTGATCTCGGCCGCGCAAGCTACGCGGACGTACTCTCTTGACGGCTAACTGCGTAGGTCGGCGCCGACCCGCACAGACTCCGCATATTCAGGCCGCACCGTAGGGCGGCAGGCTTTGTCCCCACCTGAGAGCAACGGGGGCTTTTTCCGTTTTTGGGGGCGCCCCCGCGATTGACCGCTATCTACACGCGCGCCTGTCCGCGATGGGGGCCAACTGGCCTTTTTGACTTTTTCGTGCCGACCACTTGACAAGCGGCAACCCCCAGGTTATCCTGTCGGGGTAGCCCGCGTTTGCCCCCTGTGCTCTCTCTGTTCACTCCGTCAACGCTCGGCAAACGCGGACTATATTGGGGTGTAGTGCAATTGGCAGCACATCGGACTTTGACTCCGAATGTTCCAGGTTCGAGTCCTGGCACCCCAACCATTTCTACCTTGTCGGTACTGCGTGCTGATTGACGGGAGAGCCAGATAATGTCTTGTTCCCTCTGTAAGCGCCGCGGACACAACAAGGCGACGTGCGCGCGTAACACAGAAAAAATCGCAAGCGATGAAAACAAGCACAAGGAAATACGGTCGGCGCTGGGCACTAAGCCGGACACCGAGATTGCGCGAGACTTTGGCGTTTCCCGACAATGGGTGTTCAGGTTGCGTCAACGGTGGAAGATCCCGTTATCGTTTGACGCAAGCAACCCGGAGCGGTATCATCCGGGGATTATGGCGCGGCTGGGCGTCGATCCAGATGCCGAGGTTGCGCGAGACTATGGCATTTCTCCGCAACGGATAGCTCACCTGCGTCAAGAGCGGAAAATCCCGGCGCCCCCGAAAAAGCAAAAGAGCGAAACCTAAGCGCAATAGCATAGCAGCAATAGCAGCACCAAATAGCAGACCCCATAGGTGAGAAGATGCAAGCCCCAAAAGAGCGGATCAATCTGTGTTCCTCCTGCGGAGCGCGGGACCACAATGCGTGGACCTGCACGCAGCGCGCGTCAAAGTACGCGCAGGCTCTCCCCCTGCTGGCTTCGCACACCAATCAAGAAATTGCGGAAAAGCTGGGCGTGTCGTTGTCTAACGTCCCTTGGTGGCGGAAGAAGGCGGGTATTCCGCGCCCGCAGCCGCCCCAGCCGCCCCAGCCGCGGCAAACGGCCTGCTCTGCCTGCGACCAGCGGGGGCACAATTCGCGGACTTGCCCACAAGGCCCGACGAGATACGCGCAGGCTTTCCCCCTGTTCGCTTCGCACACCAATCAGGAAATTGTGGATAAGCTGGGTATCCCGCTCTCCACCGTCGAGTATTGGCGTGGGAAGGCGGGTATTCCCCAACCGTTGCCCGTTAAGCCCCCGCCGCAGCTTACGGACTTGGAGAGTAAATACCCCGGCCTCGCGGCAAGGCTGGGCACGGAAGCCGACTCGGACCTGGGCCGCGCTTACGGGCTCAGCCGGCAGCGGATACAACAGCTTCGCCTACAGCGGGCTATCCCGTCTGTGGTCGTCCCGATCACCCCGGAGATCATCGCCCTGCTGGGCACCATCCCCGACACTGAGATCCACGAACGCTACCCGCAAATTTCCGTCTATCGGCTGCATCGTGCTCGGCAGGCCCGCAATATCCCCACGGCTGTCCTGCCTTATGAGCAAGCCGTCAAGGAGCGGCTGGAGAACGCAAAGGATCAACTCGGGGTCGTTCCTGACAAGCGGATTGCGAAAGCCTTGAAGGTTCACGTCGAGACTGTGGCCCGCTACCGGAAAAAGCTCAATATCGCCCCCGTGCGGCGCGGAGGCAGGGCCCGTGCCCAAGCCTAACAAGCCCCTGGCGCTCGCCGCCGGCCGACTGCTATCTGCGGCTGAATTTGAGCAGCTACGGGCAAACTATAACGAGGCGCACGCGCAGACCTGCGCCCGCATGGACGAATGGGCCGCCGTTAGTGCCCAGGCCGCGGAGGCTTTTAGGCGGTACTCCGAGGCCGCGCAGGTCCGCGACGCATTGTTTGATCAGCTTGAAGCCGCGCGGGAAGCCTTGGCCTTGGCGGTCTACGCGGAACAGCAAAGAATGAGGAAAGGGCAAGATGACCAAGAACAATAAGCGGCGTGAATTTCTCCCCCTGGTCCCCCTCGACACCCCGGAACAATGGGTAGCGCAGGCGATCCGCCTTTACGGCTTGACCTACAATTTCATGTTCTCCCCAACCCCATCTGAGTACCGGCGCCTGGAAAAGAGGCTCGCGCAGCTAAAAATGAGCACACCGGAACAATACAAGACGGGCGTTCACCTCATCGGGCCCGGCGCGGCCCACCTGGGAGAAGATATTTTTGTGGCCGATGGTGTATTGACGCACTATATCCACCTTGATTGTCCTCGATGCAACAAAGCCGGTCTTATCGCCCGCGACAAGACTCTGTTCGCGGAGGCGGAGACAAAACGCTGGTGTACGAAGTGCAATCAATTTGTGTCGCCGTGGCCGCGGTGGAAGCCGACAGTGACGCTTCTACCGTTGTCGGAGGAGGACCATGAGCCGAAGTGACCGGAGTAATCTTCTCTTAGCCCTCACGGGGCTTTTCTTCTTCGCCGTACTGATCATTCCGGTCGGGGCCCTGACCGTAGCGGTCTATTCTGTGTCGGGTTCTGCTGGCTCCGTATTCCTACTCATTGTTCTCGCGGCGTTCCTGTTCGCATGGGTTTGGGCGTGGAAGGCGCCGATCAAGGGGGTCTAAATGACATTGGATCTAAACACCGTCCGCTTTGGGCGGGGCCTGCACCGCAAGCGGACTGAAATTACCGGCGACAGAGATATGTGCATCATGGAGGCTGTGGCCCTTTTTGCGGGCGAACCTTGGAGTGATTACCCCGCGTGCGCTTCGCCGGTTATCTCTGCGTTTCTTCGCTCTTGGCAGGATGAATTGTCAGACGAGGAACGAGATCGCCTTCTGCCCGCGTCCGTGTGGGTTCCCCGTTTGATTGGGTCGGCAAAAACTATAGGCGTAGAGCGGCAGCGGGGTTACATGCTGGCGGATTGGTTAGCCCGCATCTATACGCAAGCGTGGCTGAACACTGATCCAAGGTATGCAGACTTAGGCCGGACCTTGCCGAAGGTTACTGACGGGCCCACTTGGGACGAGGCCATCGCTGTTCTTAGTGAGGCTTATCGCCAGATCACCGCGGCACCGCCCCCCAATTCTCTGCCCTTGCCTGTTAGCGCAAGGCAAGGAATTTGGGGTGTGTGGGGGCGCACCGGAGTCAAAGCGGTGAAAAGCACACTAAACCGCTATGAATACCTGGGCCCGTCCCCGCATACCTTAAACGTCCCTACCGATCTCCAAGTACCGTTCATGGCTGCTGCCCTTGTTCCGGCCCCGCCGACCCCGGAAATGCCCCTGCCCCTGCCGGTTATCCCCGATCAGCTACTCCGGCCGTTGCAGGATAGTGTGCTCAACCTTCTGGATCGACTGCTGAACGTGCAGGATTGACAACCGGCAACTCACGGGTTAGGGGTTTGTACTCCCACCACGAGGCCGTCTATGGGGAATAATAAAATCCAAGTGTGCGATCAGGTTACCAACGCTGAATATCGGCGGTTCCGACCGGGCCATGTGTTCCCTTCGCACCACGAAAACAAGCCCGTGGTCAACGTCACTTACAACGACGCGATGGCCTATGCTCAATGGCTTTCCCGGTCCACCGGGGAGCAATACCGGCTGATCACTGAGTCTGAGCGGTTGGAGGCTGAGTCTACTTTTGTCGCTGATTTCTCAAAGCACCCGCTACCTGAGATGCCCGACGTGGGCGCGTTTGGGCACAACGCCGAGGGGGTAACCGGGCTGCTCGGGGTCACCTACGATTGGTGCCTGGACCCGGAGGATATGCACAAGGTACTTGCCGGATGGGCCGCCCTCCCGGCCCCGGCCCCGGCCCCGCAGCCCGCCGCAGCCCCGCAGCCGGCCGCGGGCTTTGCGGGCCCGTCCCTTATGTCCACTCTGCTTCGCTTGCGGGCTGAGCAGTCTAAGCTGACCGAGGAAATCGCCGCCATTGAAGCCGCGCAGGCTATTTGGGCAAAGTACAATGGTTAAACTTTGGCGAGTCCGTCGGGGCGGTGACGCGCTCAGTAACTTAATTGGCCGCCATCGCGGTTACTCAGAACCCACCGAGTGCAATTCGTGTACGGGTATCCGTCTGGTCCGAAACAAAAAGACGAACAAGGGGAAAGCAGAGAAGGTAAAGCAACGCCCCAGCCGCGGTGGAGATTGGGTTAGCATGGATGCGAGCGTTGTTTACGGCCGCAGCTTGGAGGACGGGGCCTATGGGCTGCTGGGTATCCGGCTGGTCCGCGTTCTCCCCGACCCGTGAGCACGGCCCATGAGCACAATGTATCGGCACCATCGCGGGGGATACTACGCGAGTAGCCCTGAGATACAGCGGCACGCCGGCCGGAATTATAGCTCTCCTACCTACCGTTGGCCTAACTTGGGTATCCGGCTGGTCCGCGTTGTACCCGAACCCCAGGAAAACAAAATGACAATGAATACCGACACCACCACCGACACCACCACCGACACCACCACCGACACCGACGCCGACCAAAACCCCTTTGTGTTTCAAGTCCCGGCCTGGGCTAACCGGAAAATGGGTGACCTGTCCGCAGCCGACGTGCTTGCGCGGGCGCAGGCCCTCGCCAGTTCTTACTACCCTCTCGCCACGCAGACGGGTATTCACTCCATGATCGAATGGTGTGGGGTCATGGGCGAGTACGTCAATATGCTGGGTGACGCCCACAAATACCACGGCATTGACCCTCGGAGCGTTGATCAACACTCGGGGGAGGCGGTCCCGGCCCAGCCTTTCCAGATTGAGTACATCTGCGAAAAGCTGGGATGCCAGCTAAAACCCTTCATCCGGGCCAACAAGGACGTGTGGCGCCGGGCGATCAACCGTTGGTTTGAGGACAAATAGCATGAGCACGACCGATTTAATCCATCGGTCCCCGTCTGCCGTGGTCCCCCAGGCGACCCCAGGAGAGGTATTAGACATACCGGGAGGGCCGACCTGGGAGGATGCTTTTCGCCTACTTGCTCGTCTAACGTGTGTGGGCCCCGTTTCGTCACGACAGGTAGAGCGTTGGGTCAGGGCCATGCGGGAACGCAACCCCGCGGCGGCCGACGTGATTATGGAAACCTTTAATACGCATAGAACCCAATGGGATCAAGATATGATGGGCTGATAGGCCCACCGGGGGGGAACATGAGCGATAAACAGGAAGTAAGGGCCCTGCTGGCCCAAGTGTCCCAATTGTGTACGGTGTATATGGAAGCCGGCGGAGATCCGGGCCTATTGGCGGACGGGCTGCGCGAGCAGGCGGATACTCTCTGCGGACAAGGGAAGGTCACGCCCGAGGCTGTGGCGCATTTTGGTGTCGTCCTCACGGGGCCGGATGCCTTGGTACGGGCAAAGGAATTGGTGGCGCGCGGGGATCACCTTCTCGTCAGGGTAACGGACGAACGCGGTTATCTCTACGAGGTCCGGCGCTACGCCGATGGTGTCGTTTGCCGCCGTACTTCACCCCTAAAGGTGGGGGACCGGGTGCGCTACACCCAATACGGAGGGGCCACGGTCGAAGGTTGGGTGACTCACGTTACGCTCATGCCCCCCATCACGGAGCGGGAGGGCGAGTTAGCCTATCGGCTACACCTGAGCGCCGAAAACAAGGCAAAGGTGGGTCATCCGGTCACAATCCCGCATAGCCGGGTTGAGCTAATCTGGCCCGAGAAAGCCATCGAAGCGACGGCTTTTGTCTCGCTGCATGACGGGAAGCGCCTGGGCTGGAAAATCGTTCGCGGCGATCTTCGGGTTTGGTTCTCTTACAATCGTTATTGTGGCGTCGGGGAGCAGCGGCCCCCCAGCGGGGAAGTCGAGATCCAGCGGCGGACGTTCGATAATTGGGAGGAAGCGGAGGTTTGGTGCGCGAGCTTCCCGGCGCACCCGGCTGAGGGGGGCTCGCCCCCAAAAGTAAGCCCAACCTACTATCCGGGCCAAATTTGGCCTTCGCAGCACAACCCCGTCGCGCCGGAAGGGGAAGCACCGGAAGGGGAAGCGCCGGAAGCGGAAGCAACATGAGCCGTCAGCGCCGGAATGTCGTTTGTACGGCCTGTGGCCGCCGCGGGCGGGTGTCAGACCCCACCAATACGGGCGGGCGGCCCCCCTGCTGCGGTGTGTGGGCCGACGCCGCGGCTGCTGCCCGGTGTGCCGCTTGCGGCGGCCCCGTGACGTTGGAAGGCCCCAGGCAGCCCCGCATCCCCCAACCCGCCGCTACTCCGAGGATTGACCGTGACCTTAAAGCCCCTTAATGTGCCCCCGCCCTACACCTTGACGGACGCCGCCGGCAGTCCTCCGGCCTTGGTCCTTGCGACTCTCGTCCTTGACGGTACGCCAAAGGATTTACCAATAGTGCCTGTCATCGTGGCCCATGTGGTGAATTGCTTTGAGCGTCCGGGTGAACAGGCGCCGCCCAACGGCCCGATCACGATCACCGAGCGGGGGCGCGGCCTGCTTGATATGGCCTGTACCATTTATGCTGAACCGGCCCTTGGTGCGCCCGACGAGGATCGTAGACGGGCACGCGCTTTTGTTCTTTTCCGGCGGGAATGGGCGAGCTACCTGTACGCCCTGCTTTCCCAGGCAGCCCAGGCAGCCCCGGCAGCCCAGGCAGCCCCCGAAGCCAAGGCAGCCCCCGAAACGATTGTATGCCCGGTCGCCAAAGCGAACGGTTACGGTAGGCTTATCGAGATCGACGCCCTGTTTTTGTTGGAGAATGACTATTTTGTGTTGCCTCGGGAATATCAAACGGGTCGTGGATGACCCAAAGGAGTGAAGTGACATGACTGTAGAGCACCGCACCGCTACTCATTCTGCGGACACGGCCGCCCCGCCCGCCGCGACCACCAGCACCGGCCTCGCCGCGTCCAACCTTGGGCGTACATGGAGCCCCTTCAACCTGATCCCCGATCAGCTTGGTGCCCCCTTTAAGGCGGAGAGCCGCCGCGACGGCGAGGAACCCGACACCCTGGAAAGGTTCACCGTCTGGATTGGCGACGACCCGCGCGATGACCCGCACACGCACCCGTGGCCTTTCACCACCACCATCCTGACCGGCGGCTACACCGAGCGCCGCTACCGCAAGGGCCCCGATGGCGAGTGGCGCGAGATCGGCGTGTATGTCCACCGGAAGGGGGCTGTGGTCGAAGTACCCGCAGGCGACGCCCATGTGGTCTATGACGTGCTCCCCGGCACGACCACGCATATGAAAATCGGCAAGCTGACAGCAGGCTCGCGGGATTGGGGTCACTTGGTTCAGGCCGACTCGTCGGGCGAATTGACCTACGTTCCGAATGAGTCCGACCCCTCGTTTCTCGGCCGCCTGCAAGCTCTGAACATCCGGCCAACCTAAGCTGACTTGGGCCAACCTTGTCGATTGACAAACTAACCGTAGCCGGTTAGACCTGGGCGCCAGCGGTACTCCCGCTGGCGCTCGACTTTTTCAGCTATTTCCAAACAAAATGGAACGATAATGACCGATCCGATGGACGCCCCGGCGGCCCAGGCCGCCTCTGCTGCTCAGCCCGACCCGGCGGCCCAGGCCGCCCCTGCTGCTCAGCCCGACCTTACCCCCCTGCATGTTTTGGTACGCATTTATGTCGAGGGGGACGTGACCATACGAGCCGAGGACGACGGGGTTGGCTTCAATGAGTATCAAGGGATTGTGGGCTTTGACTCCGATCCCTACTATTCCGTCAAGTTCACCGGGGAGAAGGCTGAAACCTTTGTGTGGACTGAGCGCGTAGCCGCAGCGCACATGAAAGATATGGACGAATTTGTGGAGTACGCCGAAGCCTGGGAAGATGAAGTCGTAATTCAGGCCCCGGACGACTCCAATGCTGCTTTCCCTGTGTCTATTCAGCCCGGCAGCCTCCGCGTTGTGCAGAAGGTGGTTGATCCTTCCGAGCACGACTCCGACCACTTCTTCGTGACCTTTTCCGCCACCATCACCGTACAGGTCAAGGATTAAGCCGTGAGCTACAGTATCATTTACGCTGATCCTCCCTGGGACTACAAGGGGCAAAAGCAGCACGGCGGCGAGGGGTCCGAGGATACCGGCGGGGCTGAGGTTCACTACCCCACCGTCACCTTAGACCGGCTCAAACGGTTGCAAGTGAAGGCGGTCTGCGCGCCGGGGGAGCACAGCGCGAAACCCGAGGAAGTACGGACCCGCATCGAGCAGATGTTTCCCACGCAACGCAAGCTGGAATTGTTCGCCCGCAAACCCAGCCCCGGTTGGGACGTGTGGGGTAACGAAGTCGAGTCAAACGTCCTTATCCCCTGGGGGTGATGGGTATGCCTGCCTATGTAGAGACTTGTCTGGTGTGTGGTCGGCGCTTTAACGCTTATGGGGAGAGCTACCACACGGCCTTGTTTTGTTCTGTGGGTTGTGCTGGCGATGCTGGCGAATGTGTTGACGCAAAGGGGGGTCAAGATGGCAGCCCGACGAGCGCGGTGGGCCCTTCCGGCCCTTCCCAGGAAAGCCCGGCTGTTGGCGGAGGAGCTTCACGCAGGGCAGAGGTACGGCCGCGATACAAAGTTTAGTCATGTGCGGGCGGTTCACGACCTAATCGAGCTTTACTTCCCCGACGATACGGAGCTTCAATGCGCTGCTTTTTTGCATGACGCCGTTGAGGATGCCCCGCCGGGTGTAGACGCGCGGCAGATGATCAGGGCTCGTTGTGGCCCTGGAGTCTTGGCTCTGGTCGAAGCGGTGTCGGACAAACTGGGGGCTACGCGGGCGGAAAGGAAGGAAGGTACACTGGAGAAAATCGCCGCTGCTGGTTGGAGGGCCGTGGCGATCAAGCTGGCAGATCGCCTATGTAACACCCGGTATTCCGCTCGCGGAACGGGCACAAAGGACGCAAAGAAGCTGGCGATGTATCAAAAAGAGTACCCTGAATTTCGCTCTGTTTTGTTCCCTGCCTCTGAGGATAACCCGCAGCTTGTCCCTTTGTGGCGGGCTTTGGATAGGGAGAGCCAACGGGCTTGACTTCGGCCCTTGACGCTCGGCAAAGAACAGGTTAGGGCAAACGAGTGAGGTACAATGTCCAACACACCAGCAAACGCCCAGGCCGCCGCTGCTGGCTCTCCGGCGGCTGCCGCTGCCGGGACGCCCCCAGCCAACACCCACACCGCCCCGTTTGTCGTCATCTACGGCAAATCGGGCTTTGGCAAAACTTCTGATGTGGGGGCTGCCTACCCAGGCGCCTTGTATATCGCAAGTGAGGGCGCGGTTTCTTCCATCCAGTCGTGGTACGGTGTCTCGGTTGCGAGAACGCAGGTGCCGACCCTGATGGAGCTAAACAAGAACTTCCCGAATTGGATCAAGACCGGGAAGTACACCGCGCTCGTCATCGACGAATTCGATTTCCTCGCAGAAGAAACGATGGCCGCGCTTGAAAAGCGCGTGACCGGGTTTAAGCTCTTTGGGGCTTTGCGGAACGAAGTCGCCCTCACGGCGCGGATTGCGCGGGACGCAAGCCTGCCGGTGATCTTGACCTCGTTGGAGAAGCCGCCCAAGATCAAAGAGGACGGCACGAAAACCCTGGGAGGCCCCAGCCTCACGGGTGACCTACCCGAGAAGCTGCCCGGCATGGCCGATATTGTGCTCCGGGCCATTAAAGACCCCCTACGCAAGCCTTGGCCGGTCATTTACACACCGGACGGCGGCATGGATTATGTGGGCAAGGATCGGTATTCCATCGTACCTACTCCGAGCCCGATGAACCTGGGGGAGATCCTTCGCCTCCGATTTAACGTCCCCCGCATACACCCGTGGCAGGAAGAACGGGTTGTGGAGCTACACACCGCACTAATCCAAGGAGATCCAAAAGATGACGTTGCCGTAATTACTGCATACTATCCCTACCTTTTGTCCCTCGGAATTCCGGCGCAAGCCGCCCGCTGGACTGTTCGTGATGGCTGGGACCGGACTCTGCTCGCGCGTGCAAAGCGAGCAAAAGAGGCCAGCTACTTCTAAGCGCACACTGAGCGCACACTGTCTGTCTCGTTTCCCCTGGCCGCAAGGCCGCATAGCCGGGCTTAGGCCCACAATCCGTAGGAGAACACAATGGGTATCGGCTTTTTCAATTTCAGCGATATTGATCCCGCTAAGGTCGGCGATGGCACCGGCTCTGCCGTGGCGGACGGCTTTTACGTCGGTCGCCTCGTGTCCGCGCTGATCAAGCCCGCCAAGACGGGTACTCCGCAGTTGGAAGCGAAGGTCGCCGTCGTCGGCGGTGTCTCGGACGGCGCGGAGCGCACCGGCTGGCAGACCCTCCCGACCGAGGGCATGGACGCGCAGAAGCGGCAGAACCTCCGCAACATTTGGGTGCGGATTTTCCAGAGCTTCGGCTTCACCCCCGAGGAGATCAAGAATTTCGGGGATCAGGTCACCGCCGAGAATATCCCGGCGGTGCTCATGGCGAAGGGCGGCCAGTGTTTCTTCCAATGGGAGAACGGTAACAAGGACTTGCAGGAGAAGGCCAACCTCAGCTTCGTCACCCAGGCGAAGTACCAGAAGGAGCAGGAGGCCGCCGCTGCTGCCGCCACGGCGCGGGTCGGTGCCCCCTCGGCGATCCCCGGCGTGTCCGTGATCGCTCCGGGCGCTGGCGCGGCCCCGGTCGTTCCCGGTATGCCGGCACCCGGCGCGGCCATGTTCGCGGCGGCCCCCGCTGCCCCCGCTGCCCCCGTCATGGCTCCGACCGCGCCGGCCGCCGGTTTCCCCTTCCCCGGCGCCGCGCCGGCCGCCGCCCCGGCCGCTGGCTTCCCCTTCCCCGGCGCCGCGCCGGCCGCTGGGGCGCCGAACCCGGTACTGGCCGCGATGGGTATTCGTCAGTGACAGCCCACGGGTAGGCTCGGCCTGCCCTGCTGCCCCGCAGCCCCGCAACCCCCACGGGTTGCGGGGTTTGTTTTAGTGTGAGCCCCCTATCGCGGGTGAGCCGCGGGTCGCGGGTCGCAGGCCGCCCTTATTCGCCGGACAGCAGGGCTTCGATATTCTCCACAGCCTCGGACAGCAAATCGTACATATCCAGCAAAATCTCGGGGTTTCGTCCTTTTGTGTTTGCTCCGACAATAGCAGCTTTGATCCGTTCCAAGTGAGCATCCACGCTCGCCATGAACGGCGATACCGCGTCATTCGACGGCGAGCCGTTTACTGAGTCATTCGTTTGCATTACAACCTCCCTGGGTCCGCAAAGGCCCAGCGGGGGAGCTTAACCTGTTTTCTGAAACTTGCAACCGGGCGCCAAAGCGTAGGTCCATCCCCGCAAAGTGCCGACAGGTTGCGCTTGACACCGCATCAAAACGGGTTAGTACCCCAGCGTCAGTGAGGGCCGTCGCGGGCCGCCGCAGGTCGGCGCGGGCCGCCGCCCTTGTGGGGGTTCATCGTGCGTTTACGGGCGGTCTATGCTTTCGTGCCCCCCGTTAACCCCTATGGGCGCGCATGGGGCGCGAACGGGCAGCACTACAATAGCAGCCCCCAGCCGACCATGACGATCACGCAATATGTGTCCCTCTCTGGGTACACAGAACAAAGAATTCGTGATCTCGGTCTGCACGGGACTTCCCTTGTTTGGGGCCACGTCGTCGAGGTCCAAGAAACAGAAGCCATTTTTATCACTACTCTCGGTCAATTAGAGCGCGTTCCTCTCCAGTACCTTGTCCTAATCGACTTCATTGAGCCGACCGTGTGAACGGGGGTTTGCCCCGGCTGTTTAGGTACGGAGAGGAAGAAGTGTCCTTTCGCAATTTTGGCTTGCCTCCCAATTTTGGCTTGCCCCCCAATGGGCCCGCTATCGCCTCGGGTTACGGCTCACCCTTTGAGCCCCCGCCCCCGCCGCCCCCGCCGCCCATCACCGCCCAAGACCTTCAAGCAGCAATTACCTCGGCTGTACGTCCGTTAGAGCAGAGAATAGAGAGCCTAACCCATCAGATCAAAGAGCTAACGGAGGCCCAAATGCGAATGAATAACACACCGGCCTTTCCCCCCGCACCGTCCGCGCCCACCCACACCCAAGCCCGCACCGTCCGCATACGGAAGCGGGTCATTATCGACCCACCCGATCAGGAGCCCATTATGTCCACCAAAGCCGGCAACACCACCAACACCCCGGATACCAAAGTGACCACCAACGTAGAAGCAGAAGTCGTCGAAAACACCCAAATGGTCGCGGCGCAAAGTTTCCTGTCTGAGTTTGCGAAAGCCGCCGTACACGGCGGTCAGGTCGGCGCTGCCACTCAAATCAATTCGATGCTTGTGGATGGTGTGCTCAAACTGTTCCCGGTGGACGGTATGACCGGCATGATCATCAACACGAACATCGGCCGGCAGGTGCTTCGGATCGCGCTGCCCCTGGGCCTGGGTACGGTTGCGAGCCTCGCGCCCAACCTGATGCCCAAGATGGTCGATGCCTCCCTGGTCCGTCAGGTTTGCTTGTATATGGCAGAAGGTGAGGCGGCGCAGATCGTTCGCCCGGCCCTTGAACGCATGGGTGATCTGCTGAAAGCCGTGGTCGCCGCGGGTGTGCGCTCGGGCATTGACTTGGCGGGTATTGACCCGAAAAGCCGGGACGAAGCGCAGCGGTGGGCCGAGGAAGCCGACCGCGAGGAGAAGAACCGGGCCGCCATGCGGGAGGAAGCCGAGAAGAACCGGGCCGCCATGCAACAGGCGGTCGAGGCAGCGGTACGCGCCGCGGTGCAGACGGCCCCGGCTCCGGCCCCGACCCCCGTCGCCGCCCCTGCCTCCCACAGCCCCGCGGCGATTGCAGAGCTGGTCAAGGCTGGTGTACTCACAAAGGAGGAAGCCCGCGCCCTGCTCGGTCAAACGCCGTTCGCGGCTGTTTCCGTGACCCCGGCCGATACGGACCCCAGCCCCACGACCCAAAGCTGAACCCCAGCCCCCCCGGTGGGCTGACTCCCCAGCCCCGTAGTGCGCGCGAGCGCCCTGCGGGGTTTCGTGTTATGCCTCCGCGGTCATTCCCACCCGTAGGGGGTTCTATGCCAAATTGGAAATACCCTGTGTTTGTCGGTAACTGTGTCGATCTCATGCGAAAGTGTCCCGCGAATAGCGTTGACGCCATTGTTACCGACCCACCATACGGTCTGAAATTTATGAATAAGGAATTCGATAACTTGGGAGAAGGCGCGCAGCAACGTCAATGGCACGCGGCTTGGGCGAAAGAGGCGCTGCGCGTTCTCAAACCGGGGGGACATATTATTGCCTTTGGGGGAACCCGCACCTACCATCACCTTGCGTCGGCGTTAGAGGAAGTCGGTTTTGGGATCAGGGATTGTATTTCTTGGGTACATAGCCAAGGCTTTCCGAAATCGCTGGACGTATCCAAGGCGATTGACAAGGCGGCAGGTGCGGAGCGGGAGGTGATAGGACGGAGGACTGACCGGGCCGCAACGCCCAAACAAGACATTCGGGGCGGGCGGTTGATGAATGGCGTAAATGGCGGCATCGACTGTTCCGCGATTACCGCCCCCGCAACCGACGCCGCCCGTCAATGGAACGGATGGGGCACCGCCCTGAAACCCGCCGTCGAGCCCGCCGTACTGGCGCGCAAGCCGCTGGTCGGGACCGTAGTGGCGAACGTGCTGAAATGGGGGACGGGGGCGATCAACGTGGATGGGTGCCGAGTAGAGTCAGAGACGATAAATACCTGGGATGACGGAGCAAAACCGTTTGGTGAGGGGGCAGGACACAAAGACACAGGGCGTACCGTGCGGGGTCGTTGGCCTGCGAACCTGATGCACGACGGGAGTGACGATGTGGTGGGCTTGTTCCCCGATATACAGGTGGGTTCTGCCTCCCGGTTTTTCTATTGTGCGAAGGCCAATAAGCAAGAACGGGGCGCAGAGAATAAGCACCCCACAGTCAAGCCCGTAGCTTTGATGGAGTACCTAATCAAGCTCGTTTTGCCACCAAGGGGCATTGTCCTCGACCCCTTCGCAGGGTCAGGCACAACTTTACTTGCAGCCAAAAACTTAGGGGTCAGAGCTATTGGTATGGAGCTTGAACCTGAGTACGCAGAAATCGCAAAGAAACGCATCCGAGAGCTTAGTTAGTGGGTACAATCTGTTAGGAAAGCATAAATACAGGTGGTCTTTAGGCATGAATGAAAAAAGCCCTCGGTACTTCACCGAACACAGAGAAAAAGAGCTTCCGCCCCTTCACCCCCAGCACGAGCGGTTGATCTCCGCTGTCCTCTCCGCGATCCCGCGGGTCGAAATCCGAGTGTGGGCTTGGTTGCCGTCTTTTGATAAGTACGAAAACCGCAGGATGATCCGCGTTCCGGGGCACGACTACGCCTTGGCTTGGGGCACACAGGAACAATGGCAGGAAACGGAGTGTCAGGCCCTCCGCCTACAAGTCCCGGTGTCTCGGGGCTTTGCTTGGTTTTGGGCCAAAGAGGGTATCGAACCCGAGGATATTCAACGGTTCGAGCACGAGTATACTCTCGCCTTAGACGCAGTACAGAATTGCCTTAAAGCGGAAGCGACACCACACCGCCCGGTCGAGCCAGATACCCACGCCGCTCTACCCTACCCCCCACAAGGCCCCAAGGCCCCGAGGACTGAATGACGACCACACCCCCTGATTTGTCAGCAACCTACGCTGCCTTTGGTGACCTTAGCGCGGCGGTTTCCGCCTTGCCAGAGGCGGAGCGGCTGACCCTTCAAGACCAGCTTGGAGAATTGGCGGACAGCTTAAACGCCTATGCGCGAGAAGTAGACCAGAAGCTAACGATAAGTAGGGTATTGTTTGCCCTTGCCGCAAAGCATTGGAGGGGTTATACAAGCCAACACACAACCCCCGCCCACCGTAGCGCGGCCGGGGAACACATGCACAAGCTCATGGGTGAGTTAGAGCAGGAAGCCAAGAGACACCCGCAACGCTTATCGGTGTCTGAGCGGTACGATTTCAGAAAAATAATGTAGCTTTGGGGACAGAATGAAAGAGGAAGCCAAGGCCCGCGGCTGTAAGTGTGACGAATGTCCGCTAAAAAATCAGCCCGGCCCTGTGTTCCCTGAACCCCGACCCGTTGGGACGCCTCTCGCACTTATTGGGGAATTTCCAGGGGATATGGAAGTGAGTGAGGGGCGTCCCTTTGTCGGGCCGCAAGGGAAGCTGCTGGCGAAGGTACTGAAAAAGGCAGGTCTGGATCGAAACCGCGCCCATATGACCCTGGCCGTGCTCTGTCAGCCGCCGGGCAACGATATGAAAAAGCTGCTGGCGCGGCTCCGCTCAGACAACGCCGCGAAAAAGAAAGAGAATACGAAGCGGTCGAAACAGGGACTCCCGCCCGTACCGTTGACCCCAAACCCGGTGGACTGCTGCCGGCCAAGGCTGGTCGCGGAAGTCGCAGCTTTTCACTATCTCATGCCGCTCGGAGGGTTAGCGGCGGGGACAATCTTAGGGGGCACACCCGCCATTGACCCTATCCGTGGCTCGCTCATGGACGGGTCTTTGATCTATGACGGGGAACGAAACGTGATGGGCCTCACCGATCCATCGGTGCCCGGTCACCCCGTCCGCATGATCCCCAGCCTGTCGCTTGCCCGCGTCCGCAAACAGCCCCGTTGGTTAGAGACATTCCAGGGTGATTTTGAGCGTATGGCCCGGTGGATGAACGGCCAATTGCGCTGGACAAACCCACAAGAGGCATATCACCCCTCCGCGGACGCCCTCTATGCCTTCCTCTCGTCGGGCCAGCCCGCGTATACCTTTGACGTGGAAACAGACGGTATCGCCGCGCTGGCCTGCAATATCCGCTGCATATCCATCGGCACGCCAACCCATGTGATGTGCATTGGCACCCGGCCAAAAGACGCGGACAAATCAGTACGCGGGGATGGGGGCTTCTACCCTCCCGCGGAAATGGAGCGGGTCAAAGAGGTTCTGCGCTGGTTTTTCACAAACCCCGCAATCCTGAAAGTCGGCCACAATGCCGGTTACTATGACCGTCTGGTGGTCCGTCAATGGCTCGGCATAGACCCACACCCGATCTTAGACACCATCCTGCTTCACCGCTTGGCAGAGAGCGAGCTTCCACACTCGCTGGGCTTTGTCGGCAGCAAGTACACCGACGTTCACGCTTGGAAAGCCAACCGGGCGGGAAAGAAGCTGGCGACCGACGCGGAAAGCGACCACGAATTGCATCACTACTGCAATCTCGACGTTGCGGTAACCGCCCGCGTGCTCGCCCCTCTATGGGCCGACGTAAACAAGGCCCAGCAGCAATCTCTGGTCGAAAAAGACCATCTGGTGCAGCGTGTGTGCGCCGACATGCACACCGCGGGTATGCGGGTCAATCAGGAGGCACGAAAGAAGGCCGAGGACGACCTGATCCGCTCTATTGTCAAGGTGCGGACTCAGCTACAAGAAATGTCGTCGGCTGACTTCAACCCCGGCTCTACCCACCAGTTACGCAAAATTTTGTTTGACGAATGGAAGCTAACGCCTCCGTTGGATGAAGAACTTAGGTACACCGAAACCGGCGACCCGAGCACGTCCGACAACATCATGCGGTCCCTGCTCAGCTTGGATCACCTGCCGGAGCACCCGCGGCAATTCATCATCGGCCTGCGGCGCTACCGGAAACTTACGAAGGAATTGGGGACATATGTAGCCAAGCTGCGGCCTATGTCCGAGGTCATCCCGACCGGGATGGGCTTTGACGCAGACGAGGAGGAGGAAGTACGCAAAGAGCGGGAGGAACGCGGATACGAAAAGCGCGGGATTGTGTGGGCAGACGGCCGGATGCGTCCGGGCTATAACGCCCACGTCGCCCTGACTGGACGGCTATCGAGCAGCAGCCCGATCAACGCGCAGAATTTCCCCAAGCATCTACGCAAACTCATTATTCCGCAGCCCGGCCATGTGTTTGTCGGCGCCGACGCCGACCAGCTTGAATTGCGGATCGCCGCGGCCCGCTGGCAGCTTAAACGCTACCTTGACGCGCTTTTAGAGGGTATCGACCCTCACTCAATGGTGACCGCGCAAGCGATCTTCGGTGATGTATTTATGAAGTGTGCGGGCTGGCCGGGCCCCACGAACGGAAACAAGTGGTCGGGCGATGCGTATGACTACCGGCAGCTTGCGAAGATCATCCAGTATGCCTTTCAATACAAAGCGTCGGTCGAGACAGGCACCCGGATTATTCAGTCTACCGAGGTCGAGGACAAAGACACCGGGCGTACTCGCCTGCCCTATGTCAAAAAGACTGTCCGAGAAGTCCGGCAGATGCGCGAAGCGTGGCTGCGCGGTGTCCCCGAGTTAGAGACGGGCTGGGAAAAGGAGATTGCGCACTATCGGCAATACGGTTATGTGCAGGAGCCTGTGCATGGTCGGCGCCGGTTCTGCAAAGACGGCGAAAACCCTAACGAGATTGTTAACTTCCCGATCCAGGGGAGCGCGTCGGCCTTGATGAACAATGCCATGATCGCCATTTGGCAGGAGATCCCCCTGCACAAGTGGGGTCCGGGTACGGGCCTTTTGACGCAAACTCACGACGCTTTGGTGGTGGAGTGCCCCATTGATCAGGCGGATTGGGTCAAGGCTGTAATCGAGCACTACATGAACCAGACCCACCCTTCGCTCCCTGGGGTGCGGTTCACCGCAACGGCCGATATTGGCTATAACTGGAAGGAGGTAGGCTGATATGTCGAAGTCTAATCAGACCCCGGATAACTGGGTTTTTTGCAGCCCGGATGGAAAGTACGGCGGGCTTCTGTTCAACGTGCCCCGCTCGGAAGTAGAGCAGGCGGCGCTGCTTGCGCTCGACGGCCTGAGCCCGGAAACGGACTACCAAGAGGTGAAGTACACCCGGTACAAGGGCTCCACCCTCGTTCTCGCGTTCCGCCCCACCGACGAAGATGAGGGCGTCGCTGAGGTCATTTTGGGTGATATGGGCACCACGAAGGCCCTACACGAATTCGCAGAGTGGCCCATTAACTTCGACGAAGAATAAGGAGGACAACATGAAGTATTCGTACACCCTGGACGTGGACGTAACTCCGGCTGAGGTTGCCGAGCTTGTGCAGGTGGCAACACAATTGCCCAGCGTGTTCCGCGCGTTTGTCGGCGAAATGGCGGATATTCAGCGGGAAGTCGCTGACCGTGCGGCTGTCCGCGCCGCCGTGTCTCGCGCCCGCGCGAAGGCTGAGGCTGAGGCTGAGGCCGAGGCGAAAGCCAGTCGCCGCCGCGGTCGTCGTCGGCGCCGCTGATCTGCTGAGTCTGTACCGGAGGAATGACCATGACAACAGACGGGCTGTATCCCCTGCGTGATGACCCTAAGCTGCTGTTTTGCTTGGGGGATACAGCCGCGGTCTGCGCTAAACTCCCCGAGGGGCGCTTTTCGCTTATTCATTCTGATCTGCCGTTCAACACCGGCAAGGTCCAGAAGGGGAGAGCGGGCGCCTACGCAGACACCTTCGAGGATTTCCCGGCTTGGCTCACAACGCAAGTAACCCGCTACAAGGCCCTTTTGGCGCCCAACGGGCTGCTTGCGTTGCAGTTAGACGACCGGGAACACTTGACGCTGCGAAACGTGTGCGATGCAGTCATGGGCCCCGATAGCTACAAAGGCACCCTGATTTGGCACTATGACACCGGGGGCGTGGCTAAGAATTGGTGGTCGATGAAACACCAATACATCGTCCTCTATTCGCTGGGAGAGCCGATCTTCCACCCCAACGCCGTGCCCACCCTGCCCCGCAAGTCCGCGCCCAAGCGGGTCATCAACGCGGCGGGCGAAGAACGGGTGTATGACGGGGATAAGAAAATTTCGTCTGTCTGGAATATCAATTGGTCTACTACCGCACCGGAGCGGTGTGGATACCCGAGCCAAAAACCGATGGATTTGGCGCAGACGCTAATCTCGGTACACACCAACCCCGGCGATTGGGTCTTAGACCCGTGCTGCGGGTCGGGCACAACCGGCTTTGCGGCCCACAAGTTAGGCCGCAACGCGCTGATCGTGGACAGGAACTCGGAAGCCTTAGAGGCCGCCCAGCGCCGGGCCGCGGGCGGGTATGACCGGCCTTAAATGACCACCGACCTGCTACTCGACCCTGCCCGTATCCCGCGGGTAGTGAACCAAAAGCACGCGCAATACACTGTTTACATCGGTCGCTCGGGCCGCGGGGCCTTCTCCGTTCTCGGCAACCCGGTTATTCGTGGTGATCTCTGCCCCGTCTGCGGGCAGGTTCACGACTACCGGGGCGATACCCTGCCCTGCTTTGAGCGATACGCTCGGGCCAGGATGGAGACAGACAGCAGCTATCGGGCGGCGATCTTAGCCTTGACGGGTCAAGTCCTCGGCTGTTTCTGCAAGCCCGGACCCTGCCACGGGGATATACTAATCAAGTTATGGGGAGAGCTAATGGCACCAAAAGTAAGCTACACACCGCTGTTTTCGCAGGCGCAGGCCGCCGATCCGACCGTCAGCCGGGTTCTGGAACACTACGAATTGCAGTTACAGGCAGCCCCCGCTTGGCTGGGTGATTTCTCGCTAAAGGTTTGGAGTACAGCCGATGCTCCCAGCCCCTTAAAGCTGCTTGCGGGCCGCATGGTCGCAAAGGCGCGGGATTGTGTGTGGTCGCTGCCCCGGCAGGCGGAAACACTCGGCGGCTACAACACCCTGTATTTACAGCGGTATTTTGAGGGTCAGTCAGTTAAGCCCCACAAAGACCCCAAGAACAACCGCCACAGCGTCCTTTTGCTCTCCCTGGGGGACTTCGATCCCCCTGAGCACCTGTTTGACGGGGCGCCCCACCGCCTCCCAACGGGTACACTTCTGCATTTTTCAGCTTGGCTCGATACCCTCGGCGGCTCTTGGCTTAGCCCAGCCCATAGCGTCGGCCCGTTGCCCCGCGGCGAACGCTGGGCCCTCATTCTCACCCACAATGTTTAGGGGGCAAACAATATGTCGGTAACTTGGACGTTGGCGGGACAACGACACAAAGAGAACACCCGCGTTAGGTACTCGATACGGAGTGTTTCGCACGTTTGCCCTACCTGCGAGGGCTCGGGTCGGGTTGGAGAAAAAGTTCCCACCTGGGATTGCTGCCCCGGCTTCGTTGACGATGGGGGAGATTGGTATTCTTGCCCCTTCGAGGAAGCGCAAAAATTGGGCCCCATTACTTACCGCTTTGAGATTGAAGGCGAGGGTGACTTCGCTGCTTGCCTGCATTGTGGCCCAAAATACCCTGAACCCGTGACCATGAAAGAGAAGATAGAAGCCCGGCTACAGGGCTCTGAGTCTTGTACGGACTGTTCTCGTAACGGGCAATCCTTGGGGAAGATCGTCCACTTTGAGCTTGTTCTGCTGTTTCCGGTCGGGGCTCTAACTGACCAGGGGGCGGACTCTATCGTTTTAGCTACAGACAAGTCTCGGTCAGCCCTGCAAAGAGCGTGTTTAAGCCTCTATCTAACGCAGAACCGGCTAACCTAACGGGGAGAACACCATGCTGGAAGTCATCACAGGCTGTATGTACGCAGGCAAAAGCTCGGAGCTATTGCGCCGGGTCCGCCTCAGTCAGATCGCCGGGCTTAGGTGCATGTCTTACAAGCACAGCCTGGATCAAAGGTATTCCCCCACACACATCGCTACCCACCCCAACCCTGCGGCGGCCTCGACCGGGCAGCAGCAGCAGGAATTCGGGGAGTGTGTGCTGGTGCGGAACGAATGGGAGTTAGGGCAGGCGCTCACAGACGCCCTTGAAGCAAAGGCAGACGTGATCTCTATTGACGAAGTGCAATTCTTCGGAAAGGAAGCCCTGCACGACATTTTCGCGGCGGCCGACCGGGTGCGTGTCATCGTCGCGGGGCTCAGCCTTGACGCTTACGGTGTGCCTTTCGACATTATGCCCGAGCTATTGGCAGACGCCGACGAGATTAAGCGCCTGCACGCCGTTTGCACAAACAAGGTCCGGGGCCCCCTTGGCGTAGAGGCACTCTGCGGCAAAAAAGCATCGCGTACCGTCGATCTCGACCCCAAGGGAGAGCAAAATCAAGGTAAAACCCCGCTTGTAGCCGTGGGTTCCTATGGAAAGTATGCTGCCCGTTGCCGTCATTGTTGGACTTGGGGCTGAACCCTAACCTTGACGAGCGGCAGGAAACGCATTATGGCCCCTGGGCAACGCCGGGGGCCCTTTTCGTATGTTTCCAAGCATGTATCCAGTCTTAGGCGTATATTCTATCTTTCTGGCACACCCTTCCTCTGCGACCTTACCCGACATTGACTCTTGGGCGCAAACAATTGTGTCCTTCTACCCTCAAATGAGCGTAGAGGCGGTCGTACCCGCCCGTGTCTCGATGCGGAACCACCTGGGCTCGGTAGGCGGCTGGGAGGCTTGGTATCGGTGGGTTGCCGGGGCAAAGGACTTGGCGGGCCAGCCCGTCTACTCAGTGATGATTTGCCCTAAACAGTGGGTAGGCAAGCGGACGTACCGCTTGGTCGAAGAATTCCTACGGGTAGGCAAGCCCGTCTACTTTATCGACGGTGACGGGTTAACCCCCGTCGTCGAGGTGAAGATAGATGACGGGGCTGAGCGTGACGCCAACGGGGAACCGTTGAATTGGTCATCGTCTTGGGTACTCTGCCCCGCCGCGGAGCCCGATGGGGCATGGGAGAACGGCACATGGAACCCGTAAACAGCTTGACTCCGGCCTTACCGGCAGACCCGGCTCATTTTCCCTGCATCCTCATGGACCCGCCCTGGACAGAGAACGGGGGCGGCAAGGTCAAGCGGGGCGCGGATAGGCACTATCCTACGCTTCCGGTGCGGGAGATCCTGCCCGTGGTGCTCAAAAGCCCATTGTGGCGCCCCGATCCGGCCGGTTGTGTCCTTTGGTGCTGGGCCACGAATAACTACCTACCTGACGCTCTTTGGCTAATTGATGCGCTGGGCTTCCGGTACATCACCAACGCCGTGTGGGTAAAGCAGGGGCGGGCGGGCTTGGGTCAATGGCTTCGCGGCCGGCATGAATTGCTGCTGCTCGCCAGTCGAGGGGAGAGCCCGGCGAGCACGGTGCGGACAAATCGAAAAGACCTGTCCACCCTTCTAATCGCGGAGCGGGGCGCCCATAGCGCCAAGCCTGAGAGGGCATACAAGTTAATCCAAGAGCGTTGTCGGGGCCCTTACGCTGAATTGTTTGCACGAAAGCCGCGGCCCGGCTGGTCTGTGTGGGGGAACGAAGTATGAGTATGAGCAGGGCGTGGACGGATCAACCGATTGATCACAGCGGCTTAGAATTCACACCCGATCAGATGATTTGGGTAAAGGAGGCGCAAGCCTACTACACCCAGGTTTTCATTCACGACGAGGCCGGGACTGAAACGGTCGCAGAGTTAGGCGAAAGGGTGCGGGCTACGGTGCCCATTGAGCTAACGTGCGGCGACTACTACTTAGGTCGGTTCGGGTTTTTGGGGCAACAGGTCTACTTGTTAGGTGGTGTACCTACGGTGGGCTCTTTGTCCCCATGCTCAGTTTGCGGCGAGCCGCAGACGTTTGAGCGAAACAGTCAAAAGTATTGTGTCCCCTGCGGGGGTTATGTAGGGGGAAATGATGGAGGCTGACAACACACGGTATCCCATTCGTCCGGCAAAGCTGGTGACCATCCTCTCGGATGGCGGGTACTCTCCGACCCAAGTGAGCCAGATGTTAGGGGGCCGCATCAGTTTTCGCGCCCTCTACAGGTGGCGAAACGAGGAGGCCATGCCCCAGCGGTATGCTGATTATGTGGATGTTTTGCAGTTAGCTACCGGCTTAGGTCTGCTCGGCGCGCTGCCTGAGCAGGCAGAAACCGAGGAACAGCCGGTGTTCCCGGCGTTGGCCCCTGAACCCGATGTAGATGACGCAGATACAGCCTCCGCAGAAACAGACCCCTATGCGCTCGACGTGGACGGGGACAGCGACGGCGAAGAATAACAGCCCCTTGACGAACGACAAAGGGTAAGCTAAGGGGGGACAGCTTTGCGTACCCCCCACAACACAAGGAAATGAGTGAAAAATGCTGTTCATTGAACGGGTGATTGGTAACGTCAAGGGCGGCGCCGATGTGAAGATCGGCCGCTGCACGCTGATCTCTGGCCCAAACGGGTCGGGGAAGTCCACCGTGGTCAATATCATTGAGCTTGCCTTGATGGGCTATGCCTCCGATATTGTCGGCCGCCCCGAGGTACGCAAAGGGGTAGACCTGATCACGCTGGCGCCGGAAGGCGAGGCCCTAAAGGCCGAGGTCTACACGACCGAGAACGACCGGGCACACTTCACCATCGAGCGGAACGGCCCCGGCAAAACGAAGGAAGCCGAGCATGTGGGCCTTGCGGATATTGCCGTGGTGTGGCCCATTCGGGAGGCGGTTACCGCGCTGCGCGGGTCAACCGCCACGGCGCGGTCCTTTGTGCTGCGCCACGGCGGGTTGAGCGTAGCTGAGGACAGCATTTTGGCCCGGTTTGGCGACGAGCAGACCCGGACCCTGTATCAGACCCTTGCGGCCGGCGTGGTGGCCCAGGCAAAGACCGATCTCGACACGGTGGACGTGCTTTTGGGCGTACAGGACGCCGCGAAGGTGGCAGAACGGACGATCAAGGCCAAGGCCAAGGGCGCAAAAGAGATCATCGACCAGACCAGCGCGACGCTGACGGTTGATTTTGCACCCGAGGCAGAAAAGGAAGCCGAGGACAAGATCAACGCCTTGAACGAAAAGTTGGCGAACCTGCGCGTTGCTCGCAAGCCCCCGCCGGCTAAGCCTGCGGGTCTGAGCAAGGCTACGTTTGAGGCCAAAATCAACGCTTTGGTGGATACGATCAACAAGGGGGAACAGCACCTTGCCGACGTGGCCGGGCAGTACCAGAAGTTGAGCGAGGATTTGGCTAATCCTGGCTTGACCACCCCGCCGGCCCGCACCATCGACCCGGCGCAGGTCGAGGGGGTCATCGCCGCGGACGGAACCTATGCCTTCCACCAGCAGCACGCGGAATTGGCCCATTGTATTGTGTGCTGGCAGCCCTGGCAGCCGGGGAGCGAGGTTTTGGCCGCCCGGCGTCAGACCATTTCCGGTCTGCTGACTGCGTACCGCGAGCAAGAACAGAAGATTAGTGATCAGGCGAGTTGGGTCCAGACCGCTAATATTCGGATGCAAGAGCTTATGCGGCAGGGAAACACCCTGCACCAGATGAACGTAGCCAATCGAGCCGCGGCGGAAGCCTTCGCAGCGCAGTACCAAGCTGCGGGCGAGGAAGAACAAGAGCAGCCCGTTGACTTTTCCGAGATCGACCGGCAGATCAACGAAGTTATGACACAATTGGCTGATGCCCGTAAGGGGCTGACGGAAATTCAGCAGACCCGCGCGAGTTGGGCCCTGGTACGCAAGGCACAGAAGCAAATCATCGAAGCCAAGCGGGAGTCCGAGGCTGCGAAGAATTTGGCCGAGGAGGCGGGTTCTGTCGCCGATGCTCTGCTCTCGCAGGGTCGCGCCGGGTTTGTTAGCCGGGTTCAAGCCTTCCTGCCGCCGGACGATGAATTCGACGTGGTGCTCAAAGACGGCAAGCGTTCCGTCTGTATGTTTGGGTTCCGGCGAAACGGGGTGCTGCACACGGCGTTGTCGGGCGCGGAATGGGCCCGGCTGACGATTGCGTTGGGCGCCGCCATCATCCCCACCGAAGGGCGGGTACTGGCTATTCTTACACCCGAAGAACGGGCGTTTGACGCCGATACGCTGGGCGAAGTCATGGAAGCCTTGAAAGCAGCCCCCGGCCAAGTTATCCTCACCTCGCCAGTAGAGCCCCCGAGCCCGATTGAGGGCTGGACGATGCTTAGACGCGGGTAGAGGATTGTGGGATGGATACGCTTGACGCGCTTAGGTTGATCGGAATTTACAGACTAAGCGAGTCAGGCCGCGAAGATACCGCGATACTGCGCCTTCGGGATTTAATCTTAGAGAGCGTAGAAGATCAGCGCACCGACGCCATTGAGGGGATAGACCTAAGCCGTCTATCCCCTCCGATTTTGTTTTGGCTATTGGCTTTCCTGCCCAGCGTAGGGTTAAAACGGAATGTCATCTATGCACGGGTCCAGGGGCAGGTATTGAATTTCCCCCGCCCCCGCCGTGTCCTCCCCTTCACCCTCGCCGTCGTTCCCGCCCCCTAACCGCCAGCCGCAGACGGCGTGCTCGGCCCACCAGCGATCTGTTTTCAGCACGCGGAGCGCCCACAGGACCGCCCCCCGGCTCCGGTAGCCCCCGCCCTCGCCGTTCGCGCTCCGCACGAGCCTAACCCCGTCCTCCCAACGCAAGCCAAAACGGGAGGATTTGTAGCGGGCACCACAAACGCAGTTATCCCCGTCCACCCAAGGTCCGGGCGAACGGGGCAAAGGCAGCAGCGCGTTAACGCTGCCCCGGCGGCCTAAACGGGAAGCCACATCGCCAGAAACAAAAGAGCCATGAAAAGGGCCACCCCGGCCGCGTCCTGCACGTCTTTCACGCTCACGCTCACTCCCTGGCCCGGTGGGCCCCGGCCCGGCGGGGGATTGCCGAGCGACAACACCCACCTATCAAGCCCCCGCTGACCTGTCAAGGGGGGAAGGTAAAAGAACATGAGCGCCCCCGCAAAACAGCGTCGGCAAGCAGCTTTTGAGGCCCTGGTCCGCAAGCGGGTCACGCAGGCGGGCGCGGCCTTCCCCGACTTGCCGCTGCGCGTGTCGGTGTCGCTGGGCGATCCCGCGGAATTTCCAGAAGATCGTAACTACGCATATTCTGCCTGGGACGGGGACTCAGCTTCTATCGTTTTCTCGCCAAAGGTGCTCGACGCGGACGCGGAGCAGCAGGACGCGCTATTGCGGCATGAATTGTCGCACGCGGTTTTGCAGCACGCCGGGCTCCCCCACAGCGAAAGGGACTGCGACGACGCAGCAGAGCGTATTTTTGGTGACCCTCTGTATTATGATCACCGGGACGTGCAGACCTTGAACCCCCGCGCCCCCGGCGCCCGCCGGCCGCGGCCCGCCTATCTGCCGACAGGGGAGGAATAATGGTAATTGATCGGGATAGCGATGCGGGCGCTGCCGCGGGGAGCCTGGGCGGCCTGGGCGGCCTCGACACCCTGGGCGGCATTGAGCCTAACCTTGACTTTTTGGGCGCGGAGCCTGACAGCGCGGAGCCCCGGCCCGCGGAGCCTGTCTACGCCCTTGTGCAGCATGGGCCTTGCCCTGCCGTTGGTGTACCCGTGGGGGAGAGATACCGGAATTATCTCTTTCCGCAGGCTGTCTGCGCCGATCTGAGGCTTAGGGGGCAAGTGGGGGAGATCAAGTATGGGCACGGGCTGACCGTGGGCTGGAACGCAGCAGACACCGCGCTATATCAGGAAATTTTGGACGGCTGCCAGTATGCAGTCGCGGGGCAACGGGTTATCCTCGCCCACGTCTTAGCGTGGCTGGCTTTTTGGCTTCGATTTAGCCTGCACCACGCTTGGCTTAGGGGGAACGGTGGGTAGTGACGGCGAAAAGTTGGCCGGTTTTGACGATTATCTCAGGGACCGCGGGTTGAGCGCAAACACCCGCCGCAGCTACTTAAACGTAGCCATTCAAGCGGGGCAAGAACCAGAGGCGACGCTGCGCTGGTATACCGGCTTGCTTGCGAAACGGGCGCCCATCGGCACAGTCCAGCAGGCTCGCTCTGCGCTGGCCCGCTGGTACACCTACCTTAAACAGCCCGAGCACATCGTCGCTCTGCCCCCAGCCCGCGGCAAACAGCGGGAGCATCGCCAAGGGCTCACCGATGGTCAGTTAGGGCTATATTTATCGGAAGCAGACAAGCAAAAAGAGCCTGCGCGCACCATTCTCGCTCTACTGCCCCGGACGGGGTTGCGTATCTCAGAGATATGCCAATTGCGGTTAGATCAAGTCAAAAGTACCGAGGAAGTTCACTACTTTAGCTTCCGAGGCAAGGGGGATAAGCCGCGCGTTGTGCCGCTCGGGGCAGAAGGCTTAGCTGTGCTGCGGGCTTACCTTGACTGGCGGGCCAAGCGAAAAGCCCTCGCCGCGTCGCCCTTCCTGTTTCCCGGCCGCGGAGGCTCGCACTACCGGCCCAATACCATCCGTAGGGTCTGCGCAGATATTCAGCAGGGTTGTCCTGACCTTGATGGTCTGTCCCCTCACGTTCTGCGCCACACTTACGCCACCAGGGCCGTTGTCAACGGGGTCGATTTGGCCCGCCTCCAAAAACTTTTGGGTCACGGCTCTATCCGTACCACTGAGCGTTACTTGCACCCGACCGTGCAAGACCTCTCGGCGGCGGTTACAAAGGTCGCGGGACTTTGATTAGAGGGGGGTAATATGTCAAAGGCAGAAAAGGTACGCGCTCTATTCCGCACCGCGGCTGATTTTGGGGCGACTGAGAATGAGCGGCAGGTAGCGGAACGCTTTGCGTGGGAGCTACTGCGAAAGGACGAAAGCCTAATCCAAGAAATTGCGGCCTCTGTGTTGCAGGAGGCCCAAGATCAGGGGCGGGAGCCTCAGTGGCCCTCACCGTTGTTCTTCGACGTGTGGACCCGTACCCAGCAGGCCAAGGCGGCCCAGGCATCCGAGGCCCGCCGGCAGGAGCAGGAGCGCAAGCAAGCTGGCGCCCGCGCTCGCGCACAAGCTGCCGCTGACGCTCGCGCGGCGGGGTTGCGGGCTGCCGCGGCGGCTGCTGCTGCCTCCGCTGCCGCTGCCGCTGGGCCCCCGCCGGGTTGGGTGCCGCCGGGTCTGCCGCCGGGGCCGCCGCCGGGCCCACCACCGGGACCGCCGCCGGGTTGGGTGCCGCCGGGTTGGGCTCCGCCGGGTTGGGCCCCGCCGCCTGCTGAAAATCGGTGGGAGCGGCTGAAGAACGTGGCCGCGGAATGGATCGGGGACACCTTAGAGGAAGTCGCGGACGGGCTCAACCTTGTCGAGCAGATCAACGAGGAAGTAAACGTCAGGATTTCCGACACAAGCAAAACGGTGACCGTCAAAGTCACCTTCCCCGTTGAATTGGTGCGGGAAATCTACGAAGAACATGGAAATTTAGATGAATTCTCCCGGCTTGTCGGGGTGAAGATGGGCGAGGATCTGGCCCAGGCTTTCCGCGACTCGGGGTACTGACCAAAATGTAACCGACGTGTCATCGGGGGTTATGGCGGGGTGTCGCCGGTCGAGTTGACAAATTGAATGGACAAGATCGGCGTACCCGCCCCGTTGTTTTTGACCCGCATGACGATAGAGCTAATGCCCCCAAAACGTCCACAGGGGCGATACTTTGCCGTGCCAATTCTCAGCGTGACAGCCGAGCCGGGAGGCACGATGACAGAATTTGCAGTCGTAAGCGCCGTGGCGGTGCTCACAAAGCCAAAGAGGGCCGAGTTTGTACCGTCCTCGTTGTAAACAATGACGGTGTGGCAGTTGTCCGAGGGTTGTGTCCCCACGGTCGCGGTTGCCGCCCCCGTTGTGACTTCAACCGTATCCATCAGGTTCGTACTTAAAGCCATGTTGAGCCCTCGACGGGAGAATGATAGGCATAGCACACCCTTGGAGGCCGCCGCTATGCACAACGAAGATCAAAAAGTCGGTCAAGGCTCCGAGGGCGTTCTCGGGGCGACCCGCAAGCCAATGTATCACGGGGGACTAAAAGAGCGCAAGGGCAAGGTTTTCCCGGCTAAGACCCTGGAACAAATGCGTACCGACCTTGATCTGACCGTGGAGGACTTCGCGCGCCTGCTCGGGTTGAGCTTCATGGCGGTCTACAATTGGGAACGGGGCGGCGGCATGGTGGAGGTGTCCGACCTTCAATCCCGCATCCTGACCGCCCTTAATCACATGACCGTGGCGCACCCGGACCTGTATTGGGCCGACGACGTGAGCAAGGCTGTGGTCAATCAGGGCGGTCTGTACGGGCTCTACAAGCTGTTGACGCACTACTACCGCTCCCTCGCCCAGCAGCAAGCCCAGCGTCGGGCCGCCCAGGCGCAAGCCGCCCTCGCGGACGCCCCGTAAGCCACGTAAGCCCTTGATTTCATGGGTTTTTCGATATGATCGGGGCTTGAACGGTGCGTGCTGCCGGCGCGGTGTGCGCCGACGCTCGGGCGCTGCGTTCACACCCCGATCATCGTGTATGGCGATAATGTACCCTTATCACCACACACCAGAATAGGCTGCTGGACGCTATTCTCGCACTTTCGATCCGTGATCGGGGCTTGAACGGGGCCGCCCTGCTCAGCCGGCGTGCGCGGTGTGCTGGGCGCGGTTATGCGCTCGGGTCAAGGCCCAACGTACAGAGCGTTCAAGACCCGATCATGGTGCAATTATGCCAAAGAAGAAGCCCTCAGCCACCACGTCGGCCACCACGTCGGCCACCACGCCAGAGAACAATCCGGGGGCGTGGGTGCTACGGGCCCCAGACTGGACCGGGGATGCGGAGGCGATCCGAGCGGACGGGTTGATCGTGGACGTGCGGGAGCGCGGGGCTCAGCTTACGCTTAAATCCCCCCTCGGGGACGTTGTACCCTTGACCCCTAAAGACGTAGCCGGGTTGGAGGCTTGGTTAGGGGGGCCTTTCGAGCCTTTGTTCCCCCCGGATATATCTACCCCCTGCTTCTACATTCCAGCGAAATACTACACGTCCTCCGCGCAGCTACGGGCCAAGTTAGATCAGCTTATGCCTGCCCCCCTTCGGGTGTGGGTAGCAGGCCGCGCCTGGGGTGCGTAGCCGGGCGTAGCCGGGTGCGTAGCGTTCAAGACCCGATCATGGGGAAGTCAGCCAAAATGAGCCACGAAAGCCCACTTTGGCTGACCGTGCCCATTCACTGACCAAAGTAGAAGCCGACCGCCGTGGTAAACGCGCCAATGAGCGCGGTGACTGCGGGGATCACAATGCTGCGTACCCGTAGCTCCGTGAGTTGGGCCCCGCGGGCTTCCCGCTGCTCGTCGAGCTTGATCCTGCGCTCCTCTAAATCGTTCCGCCGCCGTTCCTGCTCAGCCATGCGCTCCAATGCCTCCGTTGTCCGCTCCATCAGCGGTTTGAGGCTCAGCAGATTTTCCGCGGTACGTTCCTCCGCGCTGCGGCTCGCTGCCATGCTTTCGACCACTTCGCGGACAAGGGCGGTCCACGCTTCCTCGACTGATAGCTGGTCGATATGCCCCTGCAAGAGCTTTGTTTCTTCTGGAAACGCAGGTTTCATGCGTTCCAGAATGAGCGCCACGTCCACGGCTTTCATGCGGGTCATGCGCGCTCCCCGACAAGCAGCGTGTACGAAAACGATTTCCAGCCTCGCTTGGCTGTTTGTTGCCGGCAAAGACTCAGGAAGTGTTCAAATTCCGCGTCCTGCGCCCACACTTGGCAGCCGGCTGACCATTTATCGACGTTGGTGGAATTCGTACCCGCCCGGTGAAGGTTAATGCCGAATAGACCTGTCTCTGTTTGTCTCGCGTTCATATCGTGCTGGTTGTCTTTGTCGGCGTCCCGGTATACCGTCACGGGTTTGACCTGTACCAAAGCTGGCTTTTCGCCCTTGTGTAGACCCAATTGCCAGCAGCCCCGATACTGACCTTCCTTTAGAATGGCGGTCCCCGCAACCCGTCCAGGGTTCTGTAGCCAGAACGTGCCGGGGTCCGTCGTGATGGTGTAACGGTAGACCTTCCACGTCCCGCTGTCATCGCGGTATACTACATAGCAGCAGTCGTCAAACTTGTTTGGCTCCCCGTTCTCTTTGCGGAAACCGACGATATTCAAGTCCCAATTTCCGTTGCGGAACGCCGTGAAACCTTCACGTTCGACACGGGCTAACACTTGCTCGGCTGTCAAGGGCATATTACACCTCGCCTGATGGGGTTGTGACGCCCGAGAGTGTACCCCAAATGCTCGCCCCCAGGCAAGGGCGGCAGAGGCGCGAGGACAATGAACATGACCACGGTATTTTGGGTCGCTTTGATTATCGGCGTCACCGCGGGCGGCGCGACCGGCTTTAGCGTAGGCAAGCACCGCGGGAAGGTGGAGGCAGAAGCCGATCTTGCAGCGGCGACTGCAAACGCAGCGCAGATTGCCAAGGCGGTTGAAGGCAATACACTGGCAATTGCGGGGCTCACAGAAGCGGCGCAGAAGCCCGTCGTGCTCGACGCGGAAACGCGGGCGGCCCTTGCATCGGACGTTCCTACGGGCTGCCGGGATGAAAAAAGCAGCCTCAGCGCCGCTTGTCTCACCGCTCAATGCTGGCGTTTTCAGCAGGGCAACGGCGGTCGGTCAGACGCAAAGACGTGTGCAGAATTGGCCGATGACGCCCGTATTCATGCCTGGGTCCAGCTTTGCGCGCAGCCTGACCGGGCGGGCCCCGATTGGGATTGTGTCGCCGCGGGCATAAAAGCAGCGCGGGAACAGGACTAACCCTGCCCCCGCGCCCTTGCCGCGGCTGTCCACCGTGGGTTGCCGCCGGCCGCCCTCAGTCCCGGTAGACCTTTTCACCCCGCTTGGGCTTGTAGTCGTCATCGACCTGATAGTAACGGCCGATCTTGTATTCTTCGCCGTCATCGGTCATTTTGATCACGGTGCCGGAGAAGTAGCTATCGCCGTTATGGCCGTTCCAGTCGCGGCCCATCCCTGAACCGGACAGCCGCATAAAATCGCTCAGGTGCATGTACTCGTTCTTGTACTTCACCCACCCGTCCGCCTTGGCGTCATCGTCCAGCCAGTCATAGGCAGCGAGCACCTTTTTCGGGACTTCGTAATCATACAGAAACGGCTTAAACTTGCCGTCGCTCGATACTACAATAGCCATCGTGGGCCTTCCTTTGCACCTTAGCGCCTTAGTAGCCGTGGGCGGCTTCTTCTAACTGACGCACAATATCTCGGGCCAATTCGTCAGAATTGCTGCTCGACTCGACCTCGACCACCGCCCAATGCGGATACAGGTAGGCGCCTCCCGTGAACGAATTGTCCCCGGTCTGGAAACTCCACGACTTCCGGCCCTTGCCGTCCGCGCCCACCGTTAGGGTGATCGCACCCTCCCCGTAGCCGCGAACGTCCTTTTTGACCTCTTTGATCAGGTCGGCAAGGTTGGAAATTGCGGGGAACACCATTTTGCCTTTCGCCATTGCGGGCCTTCCTTTGCGCCTTAGCGCAGCTTTTTGGCTACAACGTAGCCCAGGGTGTAGAGCAGGGTCCGGGTGACCATCGGCTGATTATTCAGCACCGGGATTTTGCGGGTCGCTTGCGCGAGCCCGAACCCGACCAGGGCCACCAGGGCCAATTCAGGCAACGGGGGCAGGTATTTTGTGACGGCAGACAAGGGGCCTCCGGGGATAGACAGAGAAAGCCCGCTCACGTTACCGCAAGCGGGCTCTGCCCGTCAACCCCCTTACTTCCCCGCCGATGGGGGCGCGGGTATTTCGTGCCGGGTGCCGTCCTTTAAGGTCGCCTCCACCCTCCCGGCACGGGCCGCGGTCATGCCCGCAATTTCCGCCGGGTCAACCCCGTGCTCCATGACCGCCGCTTGCCAGTCCAGCACGCGGAGCAGCTTTTGCATTTCCGCGATCTTGGCCTGGATGGTGCCCACCAATTGCCGGGTAGCCCGGCCACGGGCGGGCAGGTCCAGCGGGGCGTCGGGGTCACCAGCCATCGGGGCCGCCGTCGTCGGGGCCATCGTCGTAACAACCCCCGTAACCCCCGTCCTCGTCGTCGATGGGCTCGTCGGCCTCATACCGATCCCTAATGTCGGGCCGGAATTGGGCCAATTTCTCGTCCTCACAGTCGGGGCAGACCCGGCAGAGAGGAATTCCATACCCGTCCTTAATCCAGTAGGTTGAAAGGGTGCTGATTTTGCCGCCGACACACTTATGCTCTTGCTTGGGCGGGGCGGGGGGATCGTAAAGGTGAACGATGGTGGACATTATTTCTCCTCCGTGTAGCCGTCAAACCACGGGCCGCGCTTTTGGGTGTAAGCGCGGGCCTTCGCCGTCGTCGCCGTCTTGGACGACGTTTCGGGGTCACTACAATGGGCCTGCGCTTCCGCCAGCGTCAAGCCGGTCTTGACTGTGCGCTTGCGCGAGCCATTGTAGAATTGTCGGACGATCTTATACACCTTCCGCCTCCCATGCGGCCTCAGCCGCATCGTTTTCAGCTTCCTCGGCCTCGACCGCGGCCCACACCAGGGCCTCAACCTCGGACCACCCCGCCTCGTCGTCGCTCAGGCCAGGGTCGGCGCCCTCGGCCCACACGACGGCCCCCAATTCGGGGCCTTCGGGGGGCTGCCAGTAATTTCCGGGGTGACCGGGGCCGTATTCCGCGACCCCCCGGACCTCGACACCGCGGACGGTGCCGGAAAATTCGACCCGGCGGGCCATTATTTCTCCCCGGCGGGCTCGGAGGCGGCGGCCTCAGCGGCGGCGGCGAGCTGGGCGGTGGGCTGGGCGGCGAGCTGGGCGTCCAGCCACGCCGTATAGAGCGGCAACATTTCCGCCGCGGTGCGGGCTTTGAGTCCGCTGACTTCTTTCGCCGCGGCGAGCGCGCTGCCGTTGCGGGCTACCCGCATACCGGCAGCCTCCAAGCGGAGCGCGCTTTTGATCGTCACACACCGGTATAGGATCACGTCGGCGCCTGTGAAAATCACGGTGCCGTTGGGCTTTCTCTCGATAGCCAATGGGGCTCCTGGGCGGGGCGTGGGGGAGAGGGGAGGGGGCCGCCGCCGACACCAACCTGATAGCCGCCCCCCTGCCGGTCGTCAAGGCTGGACCCTCAACTTTTTGTGTGCTACGCTGTGGGCGCGGCCAGCGGCGCGTTTTGCGCTATTCCTGCGCCTTTACACACCAGGGGGCTTATCGTGTCGATTTATGCTTTTAGCGGAGTCAGCGCCGCGGGCGCTGCCGCCACGCCGGTCGTGATCGACGGGCCTCTCGGCGGTTTCGGCGAAGTATCTACGGAAATTCCCACGCCGGCCGCTCAGGTAGACTTCATCTATAACGTCAACGCCGTCGTTTTGGCGACCTACACCTACCTTGCGGGTGCAACGGTCGCGCAGAGCGCGGGGGAAGCCGTCGTTAGCTCAGGCACAAACGCGGCCGGCTATTCTCGCCTTTTCGCGCGTCGGGTTATCCGGTATCGGCCCGGTCAGGGCTCGCTTATCCGCATGACAGCGCGGTTTTCGGCAGGCACCGTGGGAAACCGGCAGCTAATCGGCGCCTATAACGTCATCGCCGGCTATCAATTTGGCTACGTTGACGATGTTTTTGGTATTCTGCACACCAGCGCCGCGGGCGTTGAAATTCAAGCGTTGACCATCACCGGGTCGCCCGCAGCCCCCGGCAACGTGACAATTACCTTGGACGGCGGGACAGCAGTAACCGCCGCGGTAACGGCGTCAGGCAGCACCTCAATCTGCGCTTGGCAAATTAGTCAAGCAGATTATTCGCAGACCGCGGGCGGCTGGGATGCGATGGCGCTGGGCAACATTGTGTACTTTGTCCGCCGGATTGCGGGCCCCGCCGGGGCGTCTACCTTCGCTGCGGGGGCTACGGGCACGGTCGCGGCGTTCACGATCCCGACCATCGGCGTAGCTCCGACAGAAACTTTCATCCCGCAGGCCGCCTGGAACGGGGACAAATTCAACGGAACCGGGGCGTCAGCCGTTACTCTCAACCCGCAGAACGGCAACATCTACGCCATTCAATTCCAATACTTAGGCTACGGGGATGCGTTCTTCTACATCGAGAACCCCAAGACGGGGCGGTTTGCGCTCTGCCACACCATTCAGAACGCCAACGCGCGGACTTCGACGGTGCTCCGCAACCCGGCGGCGTACATCACTTGGGAGAGCCGGAACACCGGGTCCACCACCAGCGTAGCTGTCCGGGGCGCGTCGGGGTCGGCCTTCACCGAGGGCGATGTGCGCTTCCTTGGGCCGCGGTTTGCCTACCCGGCGACGCGGGCCGTTGGGGCCGGCGTGCTCACGCCCCTAATGACCTTGCGCTCTACGCGGGTGTACCAGAACCAAGCGGCCACAGGGCAGCTTCGCCTCGACCGCCTATCGGTTGCCTGCGACGGCACAAAGTCAGTGGAGATCAGGCTGTATACCGGCGCAACCTTGACTGCTGCTCAATTCTCGCGGGTGTCTGCGGCTACGTCAATGACTGACGTGGACACCGCGGCGACCGCAGTATCCGGTGGAACCTTGATCTACGCTTTCACCCTGGCAAAAACCGGAAACTCGACTGACGACCTATCCGACCTCGATATTGTCTTAGAGGCGGGTACTATCGTCACGGTGACTGCATTTTCGGCCAACGCCAACGATGTGACCGCGACCGTAACGTGGGTCGAGGACTAAGCGAAGGCGGGTCAAGGCGCGAGCAGAGCATCCACAAACAGGTTTAGCGATTGCTGGCCTGCTTTGCTCTCTAACCATCGTTCGCAGAACGGCTTGTCTGCGCCCGGATGCTCAAAGTAGGGGTCGTTTGTCCGCTGCCACACAAAGGCCCCATTTTCCGTGGGTACTTGGAAGTGGAACCAGCGAAAGACCTCCTGTAAGTGTGTAGCCGCGGCGAGGGATTTCCAGTGTAGACCCGCGACGATGACCCCACACCGCTTGCCGGTCATCGGGTAGGGCTCACCCCAGCTTGCGCCTCGGTTTTCCAGGGTGTCCATGCGCTCGATGATCTTCTGCATGAGGGCTGAGTGTGAACCCCACCGGGTTGAAGTCGCAAAAAGCACGGTGTCGGCCCACGCAAGGCCATCGTAGATCACAGGCATCTGATCGACGCCGCCGTACTTCTTGGGGTTCTTCACACTTTCGTAGTGCGCCCAGCACCGATAGGGTCCAGACTCCGGGTTCGCGCAGTCCCGCTTGCCGTTGGCATAGCAGCTTAGGTTCTGCACAATGTGCAGGTCGTTCGCGTTGATGGTGCGGATAACCGCCTGGGGATTGCGCTCTTTGATGCGAAACAGGGCCGCCTCGGTCATCGCAACCGACGTACTCAGCTTCGCGTCATGCGTCGTCGTGCTGATCGCAAGGACATTCTTTGCCATTAGCTTGCTCTCCAGATACCCCAGGGGCGAGCGGCGGACGGGGCTCTACTTGCCCCGCACGGACTCCACGAGAGCAAGGGCCAGGGCGTACTCCAATAGGTGCTCATAGGACCATGCAAGATCGGACAGCGTTGCTTTTTGAGGCACCCCGTTGACAGACCAGCCGGAATTGCCTGTCTTTTTCTTGAACTTTAGGGTTTTGAGGCTGTTCACGAGGCCGGCGACAAGATATGCGTTGATCTCACCCCATACTTCGGGTCCGTAGGACTGACCATAAGCCCGGATATTGCGGATTGTGCCCAAGGGGCCGGAGGAAACAGGGTCGGTAGAATGAACGTGGTCGTTGCTGAACAGCCGGACCATCAGCAGGTAGGTAGAATAGGTGCCTGGGTGGGGGTTATTCCACCGTTTTGTCGTGGGGTTCAGCGTTTGCGCGACAAACCGATACCCCTTGTTCTTTTTGTACTCCAGCCAGTACCGCATGAGCGTCCGGTGTCGCCCATAGGGGTAGTCCTCCACGACATACGCGGTGTTCTCGTCGGTATGCCCATAGAGGACTTCGCCCTTTGGGTCAAATTCAAACGGGGCCCGTTCCCACAATAGCTCTGCGGTACGGATGGGGTTCGCCTCGATCCAGTCGAGCAGCCGGGCTTGCTCCGGGTAGGCGGCGAGCCAGTCTAATAGGTTCAAGTCGCTGCTGCCCCGCGCCGGGGTGAGCCGCCGCACAATCTTTTGGGCGGCCTTGTAGGCTAAGGGCTCGTACTTTTCGTCAGACACGGGATACCTCGGGGGTGTATGGGGGGAAAGGGGCCAGTCTACCCTTTAGCGGCAGGCGCAAGCAAGCACGGGGCTCACGTTCCTGCGGCCCGCGCCGGCAGAATACCTTAACACTCAACGCTGAGCCCTTAACTGATTTACTACCTGCCTAATCACCCCCCAAAACAGCAAGAGCTTAAATAGGTGCGCCCAAGAGTCATCGTACTCCCCAAAGTTTTCGAGGGGAAGCCCCTGCTTTTTTCTCCACATTTCTTGTTGAATTGCCCCAATTATGGGCTGGATATGGGCTGTCGGGGCAAAGTGTGCCCTCCAGACAGCAGTTTTGGGGTCATTGTCGAGGATGCACACCCCGCAATCCTGTAGGGCTTTAAGTAGACTTTCGGGGTCATGGGCATCGTACTCGACCAGCCAAGGGTCGCGGATAACACGAGTAGAACCAACACTGATTTCAACCCCCCTTAGTACAACAAAATCTGCGGAGCGGTGAAGTTCGGTGGGGGGTTTTGTCCTTGGGTCCATATTGTCCACAACGTCACTGATCGACATCGTTTCGTGGTTGGGCCACTGAGACTGCAAAATCAAGAGAGACGGACTTTTGCGGGTTGCGGCTTTGGGTACAACCCAAATATCCTTTATGTTACCTACGGATTGGCCTCCTTCTATTTCTTCCGTTTCTTTCTTTGCCTTTTTGTGCCATTTGGGCCAAGTACTCACAGGGATGGCCCGCGGGTCCGAGGGAATGACAGGAGGAAACGCTCGAAGAAACTCGTTTACGATCAAAGTCGGCCAGCGGTTTCTGGTTTTTTCGTGCCCGTCCCCGTTCTCGGGGCTACCCTCACCACCGGAGGCTATAAGGTCGGGCAGGACAGCCTGAAACACAGGCAGGGGCATCTTATCCACAAAGAGATCAAGAGCGGCCCAAATTTTAGGGGGGCTACGGTAGGACACGGGATACCTCGGGGGCGGGCAGGAGGAGAGGGGCCAGTCTACCCCTTGGCGGCGATAGAAAGCAAGGGTTAGAGGGGTTCGCCGGGGCCGCGCCATACGCCGCCATAGACCGGGCCCTCGGAGCCGTCCCAGGTGCCGCCGTAGATGACAGCACCGCCGCTAATTTCGGCGTCGCCCTCAACGATGGTATCATTGTAGAGCTTGCACGTCCCTACTTGTGCCCGGCCACCAACGTAAACCCGGTCGTGAAGCTGAGCATCATCATAAACCTGGGCTCCGTCGCACACTTGGCTATGGCCGTAAACGCAAGCACCGCCAATGACGACGGCATTATCGCCTACATAGCTATCGTCCGTCACCAGGGCTTCGTCCCCGACCTGGGCGCTGCCCGATACCAGCGCCCGACCCGACACCGTAGCGGCCCCGGAAACCTCTGCGTCGCCCCTGATCTCAGGAGTACCCGCTAAGGTTGCGTTGTCCTTTACCACGGCATCATCGAACACAAACGGACCTGCGGACGGGTCTAAGCCTTCAATATCGACCGTGCTCTCGATTACGCCCGCACCCTCAACGTAGCGCAGCCGGTTGAGTTTGGTATCGGTATTTTCCAGCTCGTTAAGGTACTGTAGGCATTTCTCCAAAAAATCGCCGTAGATGCTGTAGTCAACCTGTTTAGCCTTATACCCACGGCCAACTTTGTAATCTACCCATTTTTTGTGGGTGTAGGTCAAACGGGAAGCCTGATAGTCATACAATTCGTCTACGGTCTTGTCGATTGCCGCGGCTGCGTCTGCTCGGAAATCCTCGGCCCAACCCTCAGTGTACCCTTCTTCTCCTGCGGCCCAATCGAAGATATTGTCTACTTCGTTACTAATTTCGTGGTAGTCGTCGTGCTCAGACTTGAACCCCTGGATATGGGCGTTCACCTTGACCATGTATTGCTTGAACACGCCCAGGATGTAGCAGTAGGCGGCGATTGCATCCACCTTACCCTTCTGCCGCTCTTTGTCCCTCCGCTCAATCAAGCCCTTGGCGAGAAAGGCCCCGTAGTACAGCGGCTTGCTTTGGTACTTCTTGTCCTTTGGGCTGTTCGGCTTTAGCTTCTTTTGGATCTTATTTTCGCAAACGCCGTAGGCGCTGGCGCCCCGCTGAATGAGCACGCTTGGGTCTTGGGTGTAAGGCATGGTGTGTGTCCTCTGGTCGAAAGCAGAAATTAGCGCATAAGCATAGGCATTACCAGCATTAGCTGTTTGCCTGTGTCGGCGTCCAGTATGAGCAGCATTTCGCTTTTTGGTATCTGGTGTACTCGGAAACGGGAGTAACCCGCTTTTTTGAGCAGCGTGATAAGTTTGGCGCTTAGTGAGTATTGACCCAAGTTTATGTCTACGCTATCTCTTGTCGCGGACACGCCCCGCACGGGCTGAGGTTGGGATAGGCGGGCCGCCGCAATATTTTCCTGAGTCGGAGAAACAAGGTTGATCTGATCTTCTGCCTTTTTGCCCGTGCGGTTGTACCCCAGCGTCCGATCACAAGCGGGGTCGAACAGGTCTACCCGGTTGCCTCGGATCTTCTGGTAAACGTCGATAGGGATGATGTAAGAACCCGCCGCAACCGCGTTTTGCCCCATGTAGATTAGGGGGACTGACGTTCTTTCGCTTAACAGGTCAGACAGCTTTGCCCCAAAACCCTTTATATTTGTGCGTGTGGGCCAATTGCGGTAGAGATCGGCTACGTCTTTTTCAGCCTTGTCAAAGTAGTGCGCGATGGGGCCATTCAGATCCAGCACGCGGGGGGAGGCTTCTGCCTTGCGGATTAGACTCGTTTGAGTAGCTCTATCCCGCCATTCTGTGAGGACTTCTCGCCCTACGTCGGTGAGTACAGCTTGTGTCTCGCTTAGATCGTACAAGGCTGATAACTGTTCTTTCGCGGCCTTTTCTTCCTTTCGTGTTGCTCGGGGAGCATAGGTACGGAAGGCAGACAGTAATTCCTCTGTTTTGATCGGTTCTGTTAAACCCCGAACGTACAACGCAAGTAAAGCGGTGTAGTTTCGATCTGTGCTGGCTGCGAACAAGGCCCGCATGACCCGTGCCCGTGTAGTGTCCTCGTTGCGCTTGACTTCCTCCCAGGCGAGGGCCTTTTCGACCATATCGGTTAGGTCGAAGTCACGCGCGGCGGGGAACCGGGCATTGACTTCTGCGATGACCCTTTGGGGATCAATGTTTTTGGGGGCGACCACGGCGTACCTCGCAGGGAAAAGCCCCGCCAGTATAGCACAGGCGGGGCCGGGTTGTCGAGCGCAGTTTTCGCCCGACCCTAATCGTCAACCTTTGCCTTCCTCCGCTTGCTTGTCACCGGGTAGTGCTTATTCATCCAGGCTTTCACGGCTCCGTAGCGTTCACCGTAGGGTATCTGCCCGTAGTCGTGCGCGACATACATATCCTTTAGGTATTTCGCGGCGTCCTGACTCCAGATGCGACGGGCTTCTTCCTGCTGTTCGATGGTAATGGCGCCCGTATCTGCTCGGTCTGCGAGTACCCGTTGAATGTCCGAGACAAACATTCGCTTTACGAAGATGCCCTGTAGGGCGCCGTAGAAGTCTGCCGCCAAGCTACCGGGGGAAGGGGCCGAGCCGCGCACAAGGAACCCGCCATCGCCCCTTTCAGGGTAAGAGCTTTGTGCCCACGCTGCGATGTTCTCCCGCGTCGGGGGCAGCCGTAGTCCCGGCTGGGCCTCAACCGCAGCGTAGATCAGCCGGGCGGTCTTGCTTTCGTTCTGGTCTACCCATTCGCGCAGACCAGGGCTCTCCCGCTCCCGCAGCGTGATCTCCCGGTCTACCAGCCGCCACAACGCCGCCGCTTTCAGCCGCAACGCAAATTCTGTGTCTCGGTCTGTGGTCATGTCGTCCTCGGTCCTTGTAGCTGCTCGTCGGTGAAGGTGCCTTCTTCTTCGCCGTTAACGTACTCAACGTACAGGCCGGGCAAGTTTTTACTTATGCGTGTCGATCCTACGCTGACCCGATAGAACCCCAACCCGTCGTCTGTCTTGTCACCTTCGGCCCCTCTGTTCTCGTCGGTGTTATCGTCGTCGTCAGACCTGTACTTTTTGCGAAACCCAATATCTGTGTGCCACGTTACGGGTTGCTCTGACAAAAGCTGTGTCATTCTGTTCGCATAGCCATCGCTGCCCGGCAAGTAAGGCCAATATGCCCGCCGTAGGAAGTAGTCGCTTTGGTCCTCTACGGATTGTGTGGGGAGAACCCTTCCAAACGCCTTAGTGAAGTCCGCCGCATCAGCGACAGCCCAAGAGGGTGTGTAGCGGGTCGTGTCCCGCCGCATTGAGTCAAACCGGCGTTTAAGGTAATCTGCGATATTCTCTCCCCCCTCTTTCCGGTCACGCGCACCCCGAGCTTTCTTATACACTTCGTCTTGGATGCCGTAATACTTATGGATAAATGTTGCGAAGGTGTAGTACATATTCACGACGAGCAGAGCCAAATACTTGGCCCATCGACTACGGACGCTTTTGACCTGTTCGACTACATCGGAAGGCAGCAGATTTTCGCACAGCAGCACATCGGGGTTGACGATCCAACCGTCCTTAGAAACGCAGAATTTCGCAAAAACATCGGCCACGACTTGCAAATCGTTATCCAGGGCCCCAAGGCGACCCGCGGCTGTATCGACACCAGACGAAAATAAGCAAGCGTCGGCCTGTCTGTAATTCAGGGCCCCCCGGCTTTCTTTCACAAGCAGGTCAAGGCAATCATTGACCTTCCGCGCTGCGGCTTGATACTCCGCGAGTAGCTGGGGGTTACAGAAAGAGAAGGGCTGGATATTCCCCCTAAAGTTCTTTGCGTACAGCCGAGCAAAGGGGTCGTTACGCCACGTTTGCTCGTCAAGATCGTAGGAGAATGGGCCCAGCAGCAATTCATTGAGGCGGTGGAAGGCATTGAAGAACGTGTGTGGTGTCTCCCGCAAAGGATCGCCGGGTTTGGCCTTGGAGCCTTGTAGCGGGGGGTGTACGAAGTCAATAAGCACCACAGACTTCCGCTTTTTGGCTTCCTCAGACGCCCTCTTGTAGAATTCCTCGCTCCGATAATTGTTAGGGGCGATCATAAAGGACAGGCGCAGCGAGGGTAGCCCCCGCTCCAAAGCGAGGCGATCAACGTGGTCTAAGCCCTTAGAGAATTTCTCTTTAGCGTCCTGCCGGAGCATGGGCCCAAAGTAGTAGTGAGCGGCGCCCTGCTTCCCCTTGAATTCATTTTGCCAGGAGAGCAGAGGGTTTGCACGGTAGCCGTTGGCCCGCGTTTTCGATTGCGTGTCGGGGGCGACCTTGCGGAAGCCACTATCCCCCTCATAAGGGATGAATTTCTTGTCAAAGAGGTTAGGTAGGTCCAGCCGGATACGGTAGCCCGACTTCGTGGCCTTTGTCGCTTCGATGACACCGCAAATCTGCGCTTCGGTAAATCCACCAAGTCTCTTAATGACAGCGCAGACGCGATCTCCGGCCGCTATCCCCTGACTCGACATACGCCCCGCGATCTTGTCTTTGTGTTCTTGCAGGTAAGCGTTGATCAGCAGGTCAATCTTGGTTTGGTTCTTTTCAAGGAATACCTTGTACTCAGGGCTGCTTAGGTACTGATTGCGTCCGCCATATTCCTCGTATTTCCCCTCCATGTAGGCTAAGTATTCTGTGTAGGACTGTAGGCTCGGCTGTTTTTCCGGTATGACACCGGGTACACCTGGGCGCAACCGTTCTTCTGTGAACCCAGCATTGAAGGCAGTATACTGATCAA